AAATTACTTAAAATGCTGCTTCTACTGCAGGAGCTTTTACTTTGTTTTCTTTGATGTCTCCGATAGAAGCACCAGTAGACATGCTAGTAATGCTACGAGACAAGTTTTGATCTTGCTTAATAGTAGCGTTAGACATACCTGGCTCAGCAAATTCTACAGTAGTGTAGATAAGAGCACCATCAAAGGTCAATTCTTGTCCGTTAACAGTCTTAACAGACCACTGAGGCTTAATAGAACCATCAGCATTCTTTACGATACCTTCATCAGTAGTATCTACTCTGCGAAGGATTAAGTCTTCACCATACAATTGAGAAGTGCTTACGTTTACTTCTACTGCATCTGAATAACCACCAGAAATATCATCAGCGTTGAATCCGAATTGTCCAAAGTCGCTATTGAAGTTGTCTTCTGTGAAATTCAAGAGAGCAGTCATACGGTTAGTTAAGTTACCACCAAGACCACGGCTTACCATGCGTTGGTGAACAGACATGTTAGCAGGAGTGAAACACTCGAACATAACAGTAATAGGTGCTTTGATACCAGCGTTACGGAAAGCTTTGCTAGCAAAAGCAAGATTGGTTGATTTGAAATCTTCGTAAGTCATAATTTTTAATCGATTTAGTTGGTTTAATTGGTTTTAGTTTTTTGTTTTTTGTTTAATTGTCTTGTAGTACTGTTACTTTATCTTTCTCGTAAATGTAAATAGGACCTATATAGCCGTCTTTAATAAGATAAGTCTTTTCACAGTTCTTTAATTTATAAGAGATGATCATGTTCCACTCTGAAAATTTAATTACAAAGCAGTCTAAGACTTTAGGAGGATTAGCAATACCTTCTCCTATAAGATCTTCTACAAAGAGTGTATCAGAATACGTTAAGCGTTGAAACTTTACGCAGGTATCAGAACAAAAAGTTCTAATAGGAAATAGTTGGGCTTTTAAGTCTACAAAGCCACTTAAGATTAAAATAAAGAACAGTTTTTTCATGATTAATAGATTTAAAAGGGGAGATTTCTCTCCCCTATTAAATTAAGTTAAACTTAGTTAAACTTAGTTTCTACCAAGTTCTCAAAGTAAGCAATGGTTTCTTTGGTTGAATCCAAAGTTGCCTTAGCTGTATCCAAGTACTCTTGACGAGATTGGATGTTTCTAACGTACATGGCGTTGTCTGTGAAGACAGAAGTTGGGAAGATTGCATTGTTCAATGCTTCTTCAGCATCTTCTACTGCAGTCTCATCATCAACCAACTTAGCTTTCAATGCAGCCAATTGGCCATTGATAGCACTAAGGGCTTTACGCTCAACTTTAGCAGCGATTACACCAGCTTCATCTCCCTTCAAACGGGCAGTTACTTCTTTGATAAAATTTGTTACTTTCATAAGTGTGGTTTTTTAAATTTTTTAGTTTTTTAAGGTTTTAAGATTTAATTTTAATTTTAATTTTAATTTAGTTTACTTTTACTCTAAGTAATTTGTAAATAAAGATAAGAACGTTAAAGGTGTTAAATGACCCTAAGTTTTGACTTAGGTTTGGTTTTCATTGTAATAGGAGCTTGTTTGTAAGAAGATAAGGGATCTAAAGTAAGACTAGGTCCACCAAAAGAAGCTCTGATGTCTGTTAATACTTGATGAGAAGAGCTGCTGATAGTAAATCCACTAATCCCTGTACCAGTAGTACTATAACTAGAATCATACTCTTCAAACTCACTCTCAAGCATCATGTAGGTGTGTCCCATTGGAGTAGTTACATTAATCCTATAACAGTTCTTTTCTTCTACGAAATGGTCATAAGATGTTATTGTCCCTACAAATCCTCCTTTGTCTTCTCCTGAATAATAGTAGTTTCCTCCACAATCTATAAACTTTTTGTAAGTCACAGGTTTGCCTACATAAAACTTAGGTTGAGGTTTAGAAAGTGTAGTAGACTGAATAGGCTGAATAGGTTCACTAGGCTTAACTACTTTTCCGTCATATTGAACAAACTCTTTTTCTAGCATACTGTAACAATATCCTTTATTTGTTGTTACAGATATCTTCCAGCAGTTTTCATCTGAGATATATTCTATGTAGTCTCTAATCTCGCCTACAAACCCTCCTTGACAAATTCCTCCAAAGAAATATGCATTTCTTGGGAGTTCAGATTGTACTTTGTACATTACCTTATCACCTATATTAAATCTTTTAGGAGGAGAATAAATCTCTCCTGAGATAGGTTCAATTGGCTTAGGTTCAATAGATACTTCTTCTGTAATGAAGTAATCATTTCTACTAAATCCCCAACTTTCGTATGTAAAAAAACCATCTGATCTTATACTAGATTTAGGAAGTACTATTGATTGACCTAAGTACTTATTCATATCACCACGAGAGTTCCATCCTCTAGGAGCAGTACCATTCCAAAGACCTTTATCTTTAAACTCTTGTTCAGTTAGGAATCTAACAGTGACAGTTTCTTCTTTGGGCTTAGTTGAAAGTACAATATCTAAGTCTTTTGGTTCAATATACCAACCATAACCATCTTTACATTGACCTTGTAATGTATGACCACTCATGTACTCGTCAAATTCTACTCCTACATTACCTTCTCCTGTCTCACGTACAGTACCTGTTTTAAGATAACCAGGAATACTTTTATTAATACATTGTACACGGTCTCCAATTTTAAATTTACGCATAGTTTCTTTTTTAGGTTCAGAAGGTTCAGAAGACTTGGAAGGCTTGACATCTCCATAATAAGGCTCAAAAGTACCTATAGTAGGCCATCCTTTATCTTCTCCGTCACTTCCTATAATTCTGATAGGTTGGTTACCTCTATAATCTTTATCTTCCATTCTATCAATAGTAAGAATAGCTCCTATTGGTCTAAGAGAAGAATCTCCTCCGATAATTTTTACATTATCACCTACTTTAAGATCTTGCCATTGCCAACCTATAGGAGATTTTGGCTTAGTTTCTGTAACGGTAGAAGTTGTAGAGGTTGTAGGAGCAAGAATCATTTGACAAGTGTAGTCAAAGGTTGACATTCTGCCACTTTCTTTCTTTACTCTGTAGTAAGTATTATCACCACTATCTTTTTCAAGAATAGTGCATCTACAATTAGTCCAATCTTCGTAGTCTTGAGTAATAATTACACGATCTCCAGGTTCAGGTGTCCAGTGAGGATAGATAAGCTTCCAGTTTTCTGCTATTTCTTCAGCTGTAGCATACTTCCATCCCTTTCCAGTAGAAGATTCTTGTCCATATAATCTACCTTCTCTAATTATATCAAATTGATAATCATTTTTTTGGATACCTATTTTACCAATAGATGCATCACTAAAAGGAGAGCCAGTTACTTTAATTAGTTTTAAGTTTGCCATAAGATTATTCTATTTTGTGAATGATAGGATACTTACTTTTTTCTTTTAAATACTGTTTACGTCTTGAGATAATTTGTTGTGCTCTTTCTAAAGTAGAACATACACTTTGATCACGAGATCTTTTTTCCCACACATATTTATGAGGAAAATGATTGTCTATGTAGGCCCAAGGATGAAAGATACTTGGTTTTTCTTGAGGGTAGAAACTTGATTCTCCCTCTTGTAAAATTCTGTGTTTTGCCATAATTTTAGTTTTAAGTTAAAAGAAAGGGCCATTTCTGACCCTTAATAGTTAAAGTTCTGCATCACCTAAGTCATCAAATGCATCTTCTACATCTTTCTTAGTTGACTTAAGGTGTTTTTTAGTTGCTTCAGCTTCTTCGCCTGTAACAACATTTACTGCGTCTTTTACTACGGCAAGAGGAGTTAAGGCAGTCTTAACTGTTGCGCTAATAATGTTTGAAAAGAATCCCATAGTTTTAGTTTTTTAGTTTGAGTTAAAGGGGCCATTGCTGACCCCTTGTTTAATTAAAGACCTCTACGTAAGAACGCTAAGGCGATTTCTTTAGCTGAAGTACAGAATCTCAACTGATCTGAATTCTCTTTTACATACTCCATAAGCTTTTTATGCTTAGTAGGAGTGTAGTCTTGTTCTGAGAACACAGCAACAGCTGCCCTTACTAGTGCTCTAGTAGACCATCTGTCCATCTTAGGAACAAGAGTAAGCAGATTAGCTACTCGTGAACAAGTTAAGTGAGCTTTAGTAGGGTTTTCCATTCTGAACAAACCTTTCTTAAGATCTTTGATGTTTTGACCTCCGTCTCTACCTGTAGAAGCACTGATAACTACATCATAGTCCAAGTCAAACTTTTGCTTAAGCTTGATTAGCTCTTTGTAGTCTTCAATAGATTCTGCCCAAGCATTAACATAGTCTCCTTGCTTCCAAGACTTAGAAGATGAGTTAAGCATAGTAACCAACGTGGTCAATTCTTGCTTATCATTAACTCCGTCAACTAAGATGTAAGGAACAGGAATACCTAAGCGTAAGCAAGCCATTAATGAATGTTGTCCATCAGCTACATACCTACGAGTAACACCATCGAAGAAATTAACTTCAACAACAGTAACAGGACGAATCATGCCAAACTTCTGAATAGATTCTACTAATCTCTCAATATGTTTAGCTACGATACTTCTCTGAACTCCTGGTAAGAACTCCAATCTGTCTCCTTCTTTAACCCATTTAAGATTTTTAAGGCTGTTAGCACTTACAAACATCATCTTTTGAGTAAGCTGAGAAGCAGCTTCACTTGCTTTCTCCATAAAATTAGTAACTGTCAAAGTCTTAACAGGTTTTCTAACTGTTTTAACTGCTTTAACAGTCTTGATAGCTTTAATCTTTTTAGTAGGAGCAACATTAGTTACTTCTACTTTGCGAGGACGACCTCTTCTTTTAGGTGCCTCGGTGACTCCCAATTGAGTCTTTTTAGTTGGTTTTTTGTTTTGCATAATTAGGTTTTTATTTGGTTTTAGTTTTTGGTTTAGTTAAGATTAAAAAACAAACTCTCTTGTACGCTCACCGTACTTTTAGATTTTACTGAACATAGTTTACTGTTCACCTGTTGTAGTGCACTACAGAGCAGGGTCCATCACATAACACTTCGAGGCATGTATCTTATTGGGTAATTACTCCCATAAGTCGAAGATAGTCTTTCAACGGTGCTAATCCGTCCTATGTAAGAGAGTTTGTTTTGGTATCCTGTAGCGGATTCAAACCACTGTTACCAAGATGAAATCTTGGGGTCCTAATCACTAGACGAACAGGACAAATAGAGTCGCTTAAACTCCAATTTCTTTAATAGAGTAATAAGCAGCAAAAGTCCTGCTTACTCCTTGTCTACGAAAGAACCTATAATACCATAGATAATCATCTACCATACCATAGGACTTCGCAACAAAATAGTTTTCTGCAAATTGATCTATCATAATTAGTTTAAATTAAATTAAATTAAGTTCTTCTTTAAGATTATTAAACGGATTATCAGAGGTAATCTGATTGAGTAGTTCTTTAAGCTCTTCACTTTGACCTATAAATGTACTCTCAGGAATATTGCCTAACTCATACTCTTCCTCTAATCTTTCTAAAAAGAAGTATAAGCGGTTAATCTTCATAATAAGTACACTAGCAGCCAAAGCTTCTACAAATTCTTCCATATTCATAGTATTTATGATTTAAAAGGTTTAGCATCTACTACTATGGAGCCAATGCCTGTAGCAATGGCCCCAATAGAGAAGAAATTAGAGATAATAGTCAAGCCCATTTGTTCGCTTAAGTATGCTGCTAGAATAGCAACAATACAAGCAATCCCTAATAGAAGGGAAAGGAAGGTAAGTCTTTTCATATATGTATCTGTTTAAGTTTAAAAGTAAAAAACAAGTAGTGTCTTCTAAGTGAGATATCTTGTCTCAAAAGCGTTGTCCAATATCATTAACCTAAACTACTCACATCTTAGACTGTGAGATACAAGACAGCTTCGAACTGTTTCCCACATACTTTGTATTGTTTATTGGTTAATCACTACTTGTTTGGTGATGGAGACAGGACTTGAACCTGTACTAAGAGAGGTCACTTACCGCTGATGGGACATATACCATCACCCTCTGTACTGCCGTACCACGTTGCGTCTACCAATTCCGCCACTCCATCATATTGTTTATTGTTTAGATATTTTCTTCATCTCTTTCTTGTTAAACAGTTTAGTTTCACCTTCATACCATTCTTCATTCTTTCCTATATAGTCGGTATGAAGTTTTAGCACAATTGCACTAGGTACAAATTTTGTAATTTCGCCTGTTACTTTCCTACCACCTTTATAGGTAAAGCTTATTATATCTCCTAGATTGTACATAAGATTAGTTTAAAATAAAAAGACAGTTTATACACATGTCTAGGTGTTTACTTAAATGATGCAAGATCTTCTTGAGTCCATTGTTCTCCATCACTAGATAAACCACGTTCTCTCCAACCTTTACCGTACTTAAGATTTGCTTTTTGTCTTGCTTTGCCTACAGGAGTACCTGACTTAATATCAAGTGCTATTTCCTTGCGTATAGAAGCAATTTTCCTTTCAGCTGGAGTTCTTATCCAGCTACGTGGATTGAAACAATGATCCTCAGACTGAAGACCAAACATTTCTGCGTCAATTAGTTCTTCTGATATATCTCCCATAATATTGTTTAATTAAAAAAGGCATTCCACCTTTAAGTAGCCAATAGCTGACTATACTGCATTGTTTCATCAGCACTTATGCTATGCTTTTATACTATTTGGTATAATACCAATTAGTACAGTTTACTTCCCTCTGCAACTCAGTTGTAATAGTTTAACTCTATCAAATCGTTTATGACAGTTAATCCACTGCTTTAACATTTGTTGAATATTACAACAAACAGCTTAGTGGTAAGCTATTACAACTGCTCACCCTTGGGAAGTGAGTTGTGGTGCATTAAAGCAACGAACTGAAAAGTTCGCTTAACATTTGAAAGGACATCTCTATAACCAACAATAGAGATGTAGTAATACCCTATAAGAGAATATATAAGGATATATACAAGGAGAGAGTAATAGGTTTCTTTAATGCCAATATACCTTAATTTAACTTAATGTATATATTGTAGCATTTTGATTATTGAAATAGCCTATTTTTCACCATTAGATAGGTCCCCAAGTGGTGTTGACCCCTCTTTTTCCACCCCCACATCCACCCCCAATTGTCATAAAAAAGTTAAACAAAATGACATTTGTCTCCGATTTTCCCGGGTTTAGACAAACAAAAGTTAAACAAAACCTATTTTATACCATTTCTGTGACATTTCTGTGACAATTAATACATCGATTGGTGTTTTGATGAGATATCCCCCGAAAATTCGGAAGGCAACTCCAAAGGCAAGACAACAGGCGTCAGCATAAAACACTACCATGCCGAAGGCATACCATTTTAACAGAGGCAACTTGCGACCTTACTGCGACCTTACGGAAGAAAAAGGGGGCCGAAGCCCCCATAGTGCGTTAGCCGATGCTTACGTCCCAAAATCGTGGGTACTCGACACCGTTGATGGTTTCCATCTTTTTGAAGGTAGCGTAAATGCTTCCGCCAAACTGCTTTGCTTGTAACAAGTCTCCGAACTTGTAGTCGGAACTCTGCCCAATAAGGATTTCCATCTTGCTGTCTTTGTGAGAGACGGTAGCGAAGGTGAAGTTGTTACGAACTCGGAAGGAACGCATCGAGAAAGTGTACTCTGTTTCAGGTACGAAAGACATTGTTGGGGCTGCGACAGCAGCATCTGTTGTTTTAGGTGTGTTTGACATATCTGTATATATTAGGGTTTGCTATTTGAGGAACCCACGGGGGGTGGGCTCGAAGTCGAAAGCATACGGGGATAGTGAAGATGGAGACCCCCAACCTCTCATAGATATAAAATAGTAGGGGGGTCTAAAAAATTTTGGGAAAAATTCCTCTTAGAAAAATTGGCAGGGTCTAAAATTTTGGAAAATTTTTTTAGAAAAAAGGAAAAATTTGTTTTAGACTTATCTTTGGGGTATGTATGTAGATCACTTAAAAGAACACAGCTTGATACAAGGACTTCTGAAAAGACTTCCTAGAGTAGATCCTTATGTAACCCTTGCGATAAATGTCTCTCCTGATTACTCTTCTAATGTGACTATGCAAATAGCCCATCATCTTTCAGAGGGAGGGAAGATGTTAGACTTATATCATTTGGATGTTCCTTACCCTGGAGAAGGAAGAGATAGTTACGAGTTAGAGTTTAAGCGAGGCAGTGTTATTTTTCCTTACAAGTACGATAAGATTATTCTATGTGAAGCAGCAGTTCTCTCTGGTAATAATTATACTTGGATCAAAGAAAGACTTTTAGACATGGGTTATGAAAATGACGACATCATCACAGTAGCTCTCCTAGAAATGAACTCTAGTAAGTTTAAGTGTGACTTCGTAGGAGAGTATGTGAGTGATATGCCAGAATTCTACTGGGAGAGATACAACAAGAATTGGGATTAGGTCTTCTCTTTAGTCTCTTTACTTATTTTTAAATAAGACTATCTTTGCTACTCAATGAGACAGTATCCTGATTTTTGGGGAAATGGCTACGCTACAGAGTTAATAGAGGTTATCTTTAAGGCTAGGTCTGAGAGGACTTATATTTCTGGATACGATGTAAGCGTACTAAGGAGTCAGAGTTTTGATTCTTATAGCCCTATTAAGGGAGATTTCTACATAAGTGGTAGCAAGGTATACCTGACTCTTAGAAAGGGCTATAATGGCCTCTCTGTGCCTTTTACAACCGAGTTAATAAGCGAGAACAGACCTGCGGGTAATTTAAGATTTGAAGGACCTATAGCTGAGCCTCGTTTTATTGGAGCAGACGTCCCTACCCTAACGTATATTAGAAACTTTTTGTTAATGACAGAAGACGGTAAACTCCTAGTACAGGAGTAACAAGAATAATAAATTAAAATAAAATAAAATGAATATATCAGGCGAAGTAGTAAGAACCAGTCAACTACCAAAGAAGACTCTAGGACTTAACGATTCTTTGGTGGCTTTAATGAGTTCTCCTCTAGAGACGGTGACTGTACCTGTTTCTGACTTTGTATCTTTTGTTGCCACTCAGCTGCTCACAGCAAGTGCGGATAGTCTAGATTCAGTAACTACTGTAGGAAACACTACTGCAAATACAATCACTATTGGTGGAGCTACTTCTCCTTACTATCAATTAAACACTTTGTCTCCTGGAACTCAGGCAGTAGGTAGGTTTGTTTGGAACGATGTAGACGGAACTGCTGACTTAAGATTAAAAGGAGGAAACGTCACCCTACAGATAGGCCAAGAAACCGTTGTAAGAGTTGTAAACAAAACAAACACTAACTTACTCGAATCTGAGTACAAAGTAGTAAGAGTTAGAATTGCCTCAGAAGGAGGTGCTCAAGGTCAACGTCTGGCTGTAGTTTTGGCACAGGGAAACAACGATCCCGACTCTGTCACAACTTTAGGAATCGTAACGGAAAACATCAATAATAACCAAGAAGGTTTCATTACTGTTTTTGGAAACGTTAGCGGAATTAACACAACAGGTTCTCTTCAAGGAGAAACTTGGGCAGACGGAGATGTTCTTTTCTTAAGTCCTACAACTCCCGGTGCTTTAACTAAAGTTAAGCCAGTTGCCCCTAATCACACCGTGGTAATGGGTTATGTAGTCTACGCTCATCAGAATAACGGAAAGATCTTCGTAAAAGTAGACAACGGGTATGAGTTAGAAGAACTTCATGACGTACTGCCTACTCCTTACGTAAATAACGGAGTTCTTTATAGAGACACAACTGCTAATCTTTGGAGAAGTGCTACTATTTCTACTCTTTTAGGATACACTCCGAGTAACGCAAGTGGTACTACTAATTATCTTTCTAAGTTTACAGGAACTACTACTTTAGGAAACTCGTTAATTTATGACAACGGAACTAATGTCGGAATAGGAACCACCTCTCCTACAGATAGACTTCATATTGTTGATGCTACTAATGCAAATATTTTTGCTCGTGTAACTGCTAATGGCACAAACGCTTCAGCAGCTTGGGTAGCCCAAAACGACCAAGTAGATAACGTAGTTTATAGAGTATTTGGTTCAGCGGCTACAGGAAGTCAAATGGGTATTTCTTTGGCTAGAAGTGCTTCATTGCTTGCTAACTTAGGAGGAACAGGGTCTTTCCTAGTAGGTACTTTTTCAAATACTGACTTTATTTTAGGTACAGCAAATACTGAAAGAGCAAGGATAACTACCTCAGGTAATTTCTTGATAGGAACTACTGTAGACTCAGGAAATAAGTTAACTGTAAGTGGTTCAGGACTAATAACTGGAACATCATCTTCTTTAGTTTTAACCTTACAGCCTTTTTCTTCGTCAACTGCAAATGTTTTTGAAACAAGAAATACAAGTGGAAATACTGCATTTTTTATTAATAGATTTGGAGGATTTCAAGCAAATGACATTGGCGGCATTGGCGGTGTTCTAGGTAATAGCCAATTATCAGTTATAAACAATGGACCTGTAGCGAGAGTTATATTAAAGGTAAAAAGTACAAGTGGTCAAACTGGAAATTATCAAGAATGGCTTAATTCAAGTGATGTAGCATTAATGACGTTTACAAATAATGGAAATTTATTAGTAAACACTACTACAGACTCTGGCTACAAATTAGATGTAAATGGTACTGCGAGAGTAAGCGCTTTTGGGGTAGGAATTACTACTCAGAATGCAAGTGCATTACTTCAAGTAGATTCTACTACTAAGGGAATACTTGGTCCAAGATTGACTACTGCCCAGATTCTTGCTATCAGTACTCCTGCAGAAGGACTCTACGTCTACAACACAGATTTAAAAACTTTGTGTTTCTACAACGGAACTGCTTGGCAAAAAGTAACCTCTACTGCAATGTAATAAACAAACAAACAAATAAAACAATGGCAACAAAAATTCAAACCGTTACTGTACCTGCACGTGGTGAAGGTAAGTACTTCACTATCAATGCGTTGACTTTTCCTATGAACGCAACTTCTATTACTTTTTATTGGCAGATCTTGACCGAAACCTTTGAGACTGTAGAAGGTTCTGAAACTCCTGTTTCTAAACCAGGTTCTTCTATCTTGGATGGTAACTTGATTATGAAAGAAGACGTTATTGCTAATTGGGGTAATGACGATTCTGTAGTAATTGACTGGGCTTTGGCAGAGTTGGGACTTACTGCAGAGTAAATTTAAGACATTCTGTCGTATCTAACCAAAAGGTATTATATTTGTATTAAACCAATCAAAATATTATGACTAAGCTTACAGAACAGGAAATCGAAACTATCAAAGGTTTCCAACAACAGACACAGAACATCATCATGGATTTGGGTAAGATCGAAATCCAACTGATTGATTTAGAGAACGTTAAGTCTCAGGTTAAAGAGGCATTGACTACGGTAGTTAAAGACCAGAACGATTTCTTCAAGACAATCGAAGAAACTTACGGTAAAGGTCAGATCGACTTGGAAAGTTTCACACACATTCCTGCAGAAGCTCCCGAAGCAAATGAGGTTCCTGTAGTTCCTTTTACAGACGCAGAGATCTTGTAATAAAACTCATTTAAGTTCATTTAGATTAATTAGTAAGTTATTTTAGTGTAAAGAACCCTCAGAGAGATCTGGGGGTTTTCTTTTTAGTATTTGACTTATTTTTTTAATATATTATCTTTGAGATAACCAACCTTTTCTCACCTAAAGTTTAATCTATGAAAGTCCGAAGTTGCTTTGAACATCCTTTCAGATATAACCATAATGGTGAGTTTTTCTGTATTTCTCACACTACTACTGTCTAAGTGGTTAGTGGAGGACTACGTCCTTAGTCTATTTAAACTAAAAAAAGGTATCTATATGAAACTATTAAATTTTATTAGCGGACTCTTTAAAGATGAGAAGGGATCTGTTTCTATGAAACGATTGTGCGGCTTGCTCTGCACTATTACTTTGTGCGCTACATTGTACGTAAACTCTTTTACTGAGTCTCACTTTGCTCCTTCTACTCCTTTGGTAGATGCTGTTGCTTTGTTGGCTTTTGGTTGTCTTTCTTTGACCAGTGCAGAGAAGATCATGAAAAAGAAGGAGGACTCTTCTGAGGCATAATTATGAGCTATACTAGAGAACAAATTGAAAAAGCTGTCGAAGCAAAAGGTTATAAGTACTTCGAAAACGGAGAATTTAACGTAAATATTGTAGGAATCCGTAACAGTGCTCCTGGCAAAAAAGTAACTAATCAGTTTGACGACTGGTTGAGTATCAGCTATAAAGAAAACGGTGAGTGGAAATGTTTTGTATACAGTGCAACAACTGATCCAGGCAAAGCACCTATGTCAGAAGGAAACAACGGAAAAGGCACTGCAAGAGTAGTTCCAGGCCAATACCCTGGATCACACATGATCGGTCTTCATCAGGGTAAGTATGAAGCACTTCGTCAGAAAGGGTTAATCAAACTCTACAGAGATGCAGACAAAGACATGGAGTATGATGAAGACAAGATTGTCGACAGTACAGGTGATGGTATTAACATCCATAAGGCTGGTCAAGATTCTACTTGGATTGATCACTGGAGTCATGGATGTCAAGTGTTTAAAAAAGTTAAGGATTTTGATGCTTTCATGAAAATATGCAAACAGTCTGCTAAACTCCATGGCAATTCTTTTACTTATACTTTGATCGAATCTAAAGACATCAAATAATGACTGCTAAGAAAATTAACTCAAATCCCTTACCCGTTAGTTTTGATCAATTCAAAAAGAATCCCGTAGCAGGTGTAGCATTTATTGCACTTGCCGGGATTACTTATCTTTACTACGATCTACGTTCTGGTTATGTAGGCCAGATCGAAGCTAGTAACAAGAAGATTGAGATGCTTGATGTTAAGATGGATAGGATGGCAGCTGCACTTAAGAAATCTGACAGTGCACTCTCTGCAGCTATTACTGAACTTCGGATTATTAACACAATGAAAAGATTCTAACTAAATGAAAAACCTATTAATCGTATTTACTATTTTCTTTTTGGCTGTTCACTTAGCTATGCCTTTGCGTGCAGTTGAGACTCCCCCAGTAGACGAGTTGGAGATAATGCTTAAGAAGCTTGAAAACAATCTTAAGGTTGCATCAGCTGTAACATCCGTTGCTAAGGCACAGGGAGAGGCTCTAGTGGAACAAAAAGTCGAAGAGAAGAAAGAGCTTCAAGAGGAACTAGTTATTGCCTCAGAAGAGCTTAAAATCGTTTCTGAGAAGGTAGAAGTATTCGCTACTAGAATGATCGAAGTAGGACTTGATACCACAGTCTCTGTAGTAAACTTTAAAGAAGAAGATAACTTCATATTTAAAGGAGCCCTCTACGATGAGTGGTTAGAGTACAAAAAAGCAGGTGGTGAATCTGACTTTGAATATTACAGACTCTACAAGAAGTAATTATTAATCCTCTTTTTTCTTAGGAGCAGACTTCTTACGGGGTTTGCTCTTTTTCTTTTTAGGGGCTACCTCAGGACTTACTGAAGGGTTTCCAATCTCTTCTGCAATTGCTACAATCTCTTCTCCTGTAATAGGTTTTTCTTCTTGGACATGGGTAAGGCTTACTTCCTCCGAGAAATCCTGTTTCATGTAGGTATTTTCAAAGTAAGCTTTGTCTCTTTGTTCTTGTTTGTAGGCAAGGAAAACTAAAACTAAAAGAATTAAAAGTAAAATAGAAATAAATGCTGTATTCATATTTGTTGGTTAGTTGGTTAGTTGGTTAGTTAAGAAAAGAACATAGTTTTAATCCTTCCGAAAATTTCTTCTCAGAGTGCTATTACTGTCAAAGTTTATTATGTAGTTGTTTTTACGCCCAAATAGCTTCTCCGAGGGATAATGCTAAGTCTCTGTTCTGTCCACTTATTGCCTACAGTCTATTAGTCGTAGGTCAGAGTACTACATATTTCACTAGAACATTTTGACACTATCGGAGAAAACCAATTTCACCTCAGAGGGCTACTCTCACAATCCGACTTCTAGCAGACTAATTTTTCATCCTCATCTGCGAACACTTTAGAAGTGGTGTCGGTAGCAAAAGTAATATGACTTTGTGTAATTAGTCTGGGATGTGAATAGTTTGTGAAAATCTTAGTGGAAGATTAGAGTCCTGCTGCTGCCTGAGCATGCATATAATCAGTTTGTTGCATAGGTTCATCGTTATCTAACAAAGAATCTATAGCTAACTCAATATATTCCCATAGCATTTCTTCATTATACTTCTTTCTGTAAGTGTAATCTTTAAAGCCTTGATACAATGCAACCTTAAATCCTCCTATGTCTCCTGCTATTTTAACTTCTTCATCTTGCAGTGCGAGGAGAAATATATCGAATACTTCTTCTAGTGTCGGTTTCTTAGTCTTCTCCATTGCCATAGTAGTATTGTTTATACAAATATAAACTTAAATAGACTTTTGTCTATAGTGTTCATCTAATTCTTACTAACCAATAATAGCAAATAATAACTACTTAAGTTAAATTTCTTGTTAATACGTATAACATTCTAGGTTATCAGTGTTCTAAACTTAACATTTAACTTGACTTTTTTTGTTACAATAGTATATTTGTTTAGCAAAAAACAAACCCAACCAATGAAAGTAGCACGTAGATATGAAGAAGGAGTCAAGTTGCATCAAGCTTATATTGATGTATTGCTTAGGCTTGCAGGTTACAGGTTATCAGACTTGTATGTTAGTATATTAGCCCATAGTTCATACTACGGAACTTTAGACAAAAAAGTAAAAGAAAGAATCTCTAGTGAGTTTGACACATCAATCCAAGTAATATCTAATGGTATTACTAAATTAAGGAAAATGGGCATCTTAGAAAAAAACACAGTCAATAAAAGATTGTGTCCTACTAGCAAGCAAGGTGTCACACTCACTCTAGTTCTTTCTACACAAGAGAACAAAGTAGAAACTAAACAAACAGCAACAGCTTAATCAATGAAGTCAATAAGAGAGAAATACGATAGTATAGAACTTAAGACCTATGCGGCTTACTCTGACGTTGCTAAGACTCTTGGTATGACTAATGATCAAGTAGGTACTGTTTATGAGTGGTATCTTAAAAAGACGATTGAAGACATTAAAGATCTTCCTACTGTAAAAGTAAGACTCTCTGGACTTGGAGTGCTAGTGTTTAATCCCAACAGAGCTATTAAGATAATCTCTAAGAAAATCCGTTCAGAGTATTTACTTACACAGGAACCTAGAGAAGATCTAACAGCACTCAGAGGATACGCTAACTATTACATGTTGGAGTGTTGGATTAAAATGCTAGACGATAGATACCAAAGAGGTCTATCTAAAAAACTTTACATACCTGCAGTAGTGCAGTACATGGATAACCAAATATTAGTACAAAAACAAAACCACAAAAATTTATATGAATCCTTACAAAGAGTACATGGCCCTGAGCCTGAAGGGGCTAAAGAACTTGGACAAAGTCTTGCAGGGAGTAGCAACGAAAACAGCGAATCAATTTAAGCTACTAAGTGATGAGAAACAGAACATTATCGCAGAAAGAATGGATATTTGTATCAAGTGTCCCTACAATTCAGCAAACGCAGTCACTTCCCCTGAGTACTTACAACTTACGGGCAAACACTACGTCACCTCAAGGTCAGAGCTACACTGTTCGTTTTGTGGTTGCGTCTGTACCTACAAAACAGCGTCTCTTTCTTCGGATTGCGGAATAGAGACTTGGAATGCGGAACACCCCTTACATAAAATAGATTTAAAATGGAAAAGCACAGACAAGTAACAAAAGTAACAAAGTCAACTATTAAGAATAGTTGCGACAAACGCCCTGGCAGCAAGTGTGGAGTTCAAATCTACTTCTTGCCTGCTGACAAACCTTTAACACAGGTTTCTTCTAAAAAATAAGATGATGGACAACCAACCAAATACCAGTCAGCCTTATGTATCTGCTACAATCCAAGATAACTTATTTGAATCATTTAAGATTTTCTGGAAAGCAGGTTACTCTTATAGTAAGACAGGTAGAGACGAAGACTTCTATGCACGTGTGCTAGAGGACGCTATGAATCTACCACAACATGAATTTCTAAAAAAGTACTCAGATGGCCGTTAAGAAGAATAGTTATGTAGACTTCGAGTTAGAATGGCTGCAGGAAAAAGCAGACCAACTAAAGACGTATGTAGACAATAATCCTTTTCACGAGTTAGTCGACAGACTTGCTTGGAAATCTACAGCTAATGGCGGACAGATGCCTTTGGTAGTAGCAACTATTGAGGCACAGATAAAGTCCCTTACTCAAGCGTTAAAAGATTACGCTCAAATTATTGAGGTAATAGATAAGCTGAGAGAGAAAGAAGAACAGAAAGCAGAAGCTAGAGGTTCTCAAGAGATCAATGGTAAGATGAAACAATTTAGTTAATAGTTATGTATCCAAATCTAGAAAGTCCTGAATTCCTAATCAACGTACACAGTCTCCCTGAACCTGATTCAGAGGAGTATACTGCGTTTTGGGAAAACGAGGACAAGAAGATTACAGAGGGTGTGACTATTAATGGATTCTACTTTTCTCCTTTTATTTATTGGCACTTAAACTACTGGTCTATTTATATAGACACTATGATAGGTAAGCGTCAAGTTCGTAAACTAGATAAGCCTCAGTTATGGGACACCTACTTAGCAGTAGACGAAACTATCCACAAAGCTGAAAACCACGAAGACGGAAAGAAGGGTGTTGTAATGGTAGGATCTCGACGTATCTCTAAGTCAGTTCTTACTTCTTCTTACATGGCTCACAAAGCTGTTACACAGAAAGGATCTGACAATCTTATTTCTGCCCTTAACCAACCTGACTTAAAAGTAATCACAGACTACGTAGACTTAGGTCTTAGAAACCTTCCTGACTACTTTAGATTCCCCCGTATTGAGGATGACTGGAAGAAGCAGGTAACTTTAGGTTTTAAAGACAAAAAGACTAACGCTCGTAACGAATGGTCTAAGTTCCACGTTCGTAACTTTGACGAAGGCAATAATACGGAAGCTGCAGCAGGTCTTACTTTGTCTTCGTTTCTTTTGGAAGAAGGAGGAAAGGGAAAGATCCTTAGTTGTTTAGCGGCAACTACTCCGTGTTTTGACAGTCCTTATGGATGGCGTTGTTCTCCTTTTGTTATTGGAACTTCGGGAGACATGAGTAAAGCTGCTGACCTAGAAGAATTATTTAATAACCCAGAAGCTTATAACTTCCTTCCTGTTGAAGCTAACGAGTCAGGAAAGTCTTATGGATTGTTCATTCCAGGCACACGTTCTTTGAAAGTACCAAAAGAAGAAAAGTCTTTAGGTCTTTATCTAGGCAAAGAAGATCCTTCTGAGTTAGATCTAATTAAGATCTGGGTAGCAGACGAAGAAAAAGGAAAAGAACAGATCCTTAAGTCTAGGGAACAGATTAAAAAATCTAGTGGATTAGAAACTTACTTGAAAGAAGTAATGTACTACCCACTTACTCACGAAGAGTGTTTCTTAGAACTTTCTCAGAATATTTTCCCCGTAGACCTACTTCAAGAACAGTTACAAAAACTAACAGCTCAAGAGATCGTAGCAGATAACGTAGAACTCTACACAAACTCTGAAGGAAAGATCAGACATAAGTTTACAGATAAGAAAGCCGTTACAGCCTTTCCAGTGAAGCCAACTGATAACATTGAGGGTTGTGTACAGATTTGGGAATATCCTGTCTCAGACGCTCCCTATGGGCTTTATACAGCAGGAACTGACCCATATAAACAGTCACAAGCTCACTACTCAACTTCTTTGGGTTCTACTTACATCTATAAAAGAGTTCATAATCTCTCAGGTGAGGGTTGGCAGAACATGGTAGTTGCTTGTTACACAGGTCGTCCTAAAAAGATTGAGACTTGGTACGAGACCACTAAGATGCTTCTTAAGTATTATAATGCTAAGACTCTTTGTGAAAACATGGACTATGGTTTTATCCAACACTGTGTAGATAAAAACGAATCACCTAGAGTCCTAGAGAAGACACCTAAGTTCCTAAACGATATTCACCCTAACTCTACAGTTAATCGTGACTACGGTATTCACATGACTAAGGATATTAAAAACTATCTAATGTCACTTATTATCGAATACATTACCGAAGTAGTAAGCGTAGAACGAGGAGAGGACGGAGAGATTATAAACGAAAGACTTGGAGTAACTAGAATCTTAGATCCTGTGTTGATTAAGGAATTAATCAAGTTCACACCTAAGTTGAACGTTGACCGAGTAATCTCTTTTGGATTGACATTAGCTATGGCTAAGTCTTTAAACACTCAGGTTATTATTTCTAACACAAATGACGACAACAGAATCAACGCTTACTTCAGAGAGAAGAAAGGACAATCACTATTCCGTACAACCTCTTCTCCTTTCAGATACTAAAACTAAATAAAACAAATATACTAAGATGATCATTGAAGCACTTAAAGAGTACACAGATCCAGTAAATCACGCTTACTTCTACCCAGAGCAGTTTATATCTCTGTCTGAGAAGGAAAAGGAACAATGGATTAAAGGTACTATGGACTACTTTGCAAACATTGCTTTTGCACAGTACAAACAGAATATACAGTTTAGAAAAAACTACAGACTGTTGAACGGAGAGTTTAACTTCTCTGACTACACTAACAATGCAGAGATCCAGGAATTGGTAAGTTATCTTAACGATACCCCTGATCAAGATCCAGATGTACCCCAGCATTTGAAGCATTATCCAATAGTTAACCCTCCTGTAAATCAGTTGAAGGGTGAGTTGATTAACCGTCCTCATAAGTATAAAGTAAAAGCTATTGACGATGAGGCAGTAAACGAGACTATTGATTTCCGTACAGAGCTTATTAAAGAACATTTCTTAAAGAACCTTCAAGCACAATTAGAGGGTCAAGAAGTATCTCCTGAACAACAGGCTCAGATGGAGAAAGAAATCCAAGATAAAATTCTTGATTATACTTCAGTTGCGGAGGAATGGGGAAACAAAACTCTTAATGCGCTCAAGTATCATTTTAATTTTAGAGAGAAGTCACAACAATCTTTCTTAGATTTCTTGGTAACAGGTAAAGAATTCCACCACTTCTATCCTGATAACTCTCGCTTAGGCTTTAGTTATAAAGTAGAAAACCCTTCTAACGTATGGTACTTAGCAAATAGAAATGCTCAGTACTCTTCTGACTGTTGGGCAATAGGACTTATTGAAGTTCTTTCTATGACCGAGATTGTAGATCGTTACAGTCTAACAGGAGAAGAAGTAGAACATTTGAAGAATCGTTCTTTGCAGAACCTTCGTAATAACGAATACACTCCTATGGCTCCTGCTCTCCCAGATCCAAATGATCCTCTATGGCAGTTGACTTTTGAGAACGTAGGTGACTTTGCTAACGGAGGTATTGATACTAACGTATTTTCTTTTAACTCTCAGCATGCCTACACAGTAATTACGGCTTATTGGCAGTCTAAAAAGAAAATCTACAAAAGAACCTATCTAGATGAGGATGGATTCCAACAAGAGATGTTTGTCTCTGAAGACTACAAGATGGACAAAACCTTAGGTGATGTTAGCCTTGAAGAGCTTTGGATTAACGAATGGTGGAGAGGTATTAAGATTGGTGCAGACATTTATGTAAACATCGAACCCCTAGAGTTCACTCAGAGTGCCCCTATCGTAGGTATTATTAACACTTCTAGAAACACACAAGGTAAATCTCTCTTAGATCTTCTTAAGCCTTACCAGGTTCTTTACAACATCTGTATGAACCAGTTGTGGGAATTGCTAGAGAAAGAGATTGGTGTTGTGTTCTTGGGTGACTTGAAAGTTGTGCCTAAGAAAGACTCTCAAGATCCTATCGAGACAATGCTTTGGAATGCTAAGAACAGAGGTACTCTTTTGATTGACACATCAATCGAAAACACAGGAGGAGCAGTACAGTTCAACCAGTTCTCTCGTTTGGACCTTACTCGTTCTCAAGAGATTCAAGCACGTATCCAATTAGCTCAGCAACTTCGTTTGGAGTCTTATGAGTTGGTAGGTCTTACTCGTCAACGTCTAGGTAACTCTCAGGCATCTGATACAGCTACTGCTGCTAACAATGCTTTGATTCAGTCTTTTGCTCAGACAGAGACTTGGTTTGCTTGGCATGATAACATCTTGCAGAAAGTTTACCAAACAATCTTGGATATGGCTCAGTACATTGAGTTGCAGAAACCTACTTCTACGCTTAACTACTTGAACTCCGAATTAGAGTCAGTATTCCTAAGAGTAAGTAAGAACGAACTTCTTCACGAGTTGTTTGTGTTTGTTTCTTCTTACGCTGAGGATAAAGTAACCCTAGAACAGTTGAAGCAGTTGGCTCAACCTGCAATGCAGAATGGAGCAGAGCTTTCAGAGATGGTAGACTTGTTTACAGCTAACTCAGAAAGAAGTCTTCGTAAGACTTTAGGTGATGTTCAGAAACGTAAAGAAGCTATTCGTCAACAAGAACAAGCCCTTAAGCAACAACAGTTGGAGCAACAACAAGCACAGTTTGAACAGAAGATGCAGATGGATGCAGCTCAGAAAGCAGAAGACGCACGCAGAGAAGATATGAACAAACAGCTTGATCGTGAGAACAGACTTCAGGTAGTACAACTTCAAGGTATTGCTAACGAAGGTTCTTATAATCCTGAGGTAGATACTACAGGTCTCTTGATTCAGCAGACTAAAATAGCTCAAGATATTTCTAAGCAAACTTTTGAGAAAGTAACTAAGAATAAAGAGTTAAGTCTGAAAGAAAAAGAGCTTGCACTGAAAGAGAAAGACATCGACACTAAATTAAAAATTGCTCAAACAAATAAAAATAAATACGATTCAGGCTCAAAAAAGAAATAAAACTAGAGATTTATGATACAAAAATTGGGGGTTTTCTAGCCTAAAAACCCCCATTTTTAACTTTTTGTATATATTGTATCATATCTACTTAATCTCTTGTGTTAATTTTTAAAAATATTACTTTTGAATTAAACCAAACTAACCATTATGCCTATTGACAGTTCATTAGAGAACTTAGAGTTCTTTGACAGTTTTTCCGTGGATGATCCTCTAGATTTAGATGATAATACTCCACAAGACCCTAACGCAAACGTCAAGCCTGACATTCTAGGTGGTGAGGATTTCGATCCCCTAGCCGAAGAAGAGGAAGACGACTTACCAAATCCCCCTGCTCCTAAAGCTCCTGAACCTGTAGAAGAGGAAGAGGAAGAAGAAGAGGAGGAGGAAGTAGATTTGGAAGGTGACGATGATGAAGAAGAAAACTACTTTGAAATCTTTGGTAAAGGATTAGCTAAAGCAGGAATGCTTGATGTAGCTGACGACGAAGATATCGAGTGGAACGAACAAACGTTCTTGGCTAAGATGAGTGAAACCATCGAAGACCGAGCTTGGAATCAGTTAGAGGAAATGGCAGTAGAAACCTACGGAGAAGCAGGAGTACAGATGATCGAAGATATCTTCATCAATAAAGTCCCTGTTCAAGAATACCTCCAACGATTTGCTAATGAGCAGATTGTAGAGAATGTAGACTTGAGTGTAGAAGAAAACCAAGAAAGAGTTTTCCGCTTATACCTAGCTAAGACAGGAATGGATGAAGATGAAATCCAAGATCAACTTAACTACGCTAGAGACAATGATCGCTTAGAAGCATACTCTCAGAAGTATCACGTAAAACTGATTGAGAAGATGCAACAGGAAAGAGCAGCACTTGCACAAGAGAGTGAAGCACGAGTACAAGCGATGAGACAGAAAGAAGAAGAAAGAGAACAGTTATATGCAGATGTACTTGATGGAGCTATTGCTTCAGGGTCTATCGAAGGATACCCAATCAACGAACAAGCTGCAAGTGAACTTTTTGATTTTGTTCTTTCTAAGCCTCACGTTCTTCCTAACGGACAACGTATTAGTGACTTTGAATACAAACTCGCTAAAATGCGTCAGGAAGATCCAAGTAAGTTCTTAGCTGTAGCTAAACTTGTTCAAAGCGATTTGGACTTGACTCCAGTAAAAAGGAAAGCTGTAACAGAGGAAACAAACACTCTGTTCAACGACCTTAAAACCAAAAGTAAAAAATCAACGAAGGCAGCGAAGTCTAACGATGACCTGTTTTCTAGATATTTTAAATAAAAAAACACAAAACAAAAAATAAATTACTATGCCTAATCAAAGTATTCCAAGAGTCAACGGGAGAGTTATAGCTAACGCTCACATGACAAGCTCATTCTATTCTAAGAATGGTTTGGGTAAATTGACAGACAAGAATTTTGTTGAAACTATGTTGCGCACTAAGCCTGACCAGTATGACAAAATGATGATCCGTCTTTTCACTGACACCAAATTGTACAAAAACGACTTGGTAGACCTCGTTATGAAAACTGGTAAGCCTTTCATGGTTAACGATCCTAACGGTGTTTTCACTTACAAAATCAAGAAGCGGGCTGAATTGCCTAAGGTTATTGTTAACTTGGCTTCTTCTATTGCTAAGCCTGGTATTGACGGTCAAGAGTTCGAATTGGTATTTGACAAGAACGTATTCGTAACTAACGATATCGTTACTGCTCACCGCTACGAACAAGAAACCCAAATGCAGGTTGTTTCTGAAGGCGAAAAGTATCAGAACGGTTTCAAATACAAATTCCGTGCTGTAGGTGCTTCTTCTGCTGACTTCGTTAACCAACGTTTCTTGCAAGTAGGTACTGAGTACTTCAAGATTGGTAACATCTTGGGTGAGTACACCACTTCATTCTCTAGCTTGGGATTGTTCGATGGTAACTTGGAAGTTATGGCTGATGTATTGCAACAGTATGGTGTTGAACACACTATCACTGACTGGGCTGATGCAACCAAATTGGGTATGCAGTCTGACGCTTCAGGCAATCCTTTGGACATCACTTACTACTCTGTAACTGATCCTATGGCTCAAGGCGAAAAGACCAAGATTGTTGGTTGGGAGCCTACCGTATCTCGTTTGTTGCGTATGGAAATGATGCGTATGAAGGCTAACACATTGATGTGGGGTCGTCAAGGTAACGCTAAAGATGAAAAAGGTCGTCCAACTCGTGCTAAGCAAGGTTTGTGGCAGCAACTTCACTTGGGTAACGTTATCTACTACGATAAAGGTCAGTTCTCTTTGAACTTGATTCGTTCTGCAGTTGGTGACTTGTTCTACAACCGTGTATTGATTGCTGATCGTAGCGTTAAAATCTACACCAACCGTTCAGGTATGGAGTTGGCTTCTACTGCTATCCGCAAAGACTTCAACGGTCAGAACTTCACTGTATCTGCTGATAAGTTCTTGGATGGTAAAGAGCGCACTAAGCAAGGTTACGCTTTCCAATTCGATCACTTCATGACCACCGAAACTGGTCCTGTAGAATTCGTAGAATTGGAACAGTTGAACGAGCATGCTACTTTCTTGGAGTTGGGTCCTAACAAGAAGACTCCTCCAATCTTCATTATCTTGGACGTATCTGGTCAAGATGATGCTGGTATCCGTGAAGTAAAGTTGGCTACTCGTCCTAACATGTACTACCAGTACATTGCAGGTTCAGTAGGATTTGGTTCTCAGCAAACTGCTATCGCAAGCAAAGATCCTTATTCAACTTACATCATGAAAGACTTCGCAGGTATCTTCTTGGAAGATCCTACTAAGACTGTGATCATCAAAGAATTCCCACGTATCTAATTACGTTTCTAAGAAGGAGGGGGTGAAATATCCCCCTCCCAATTAGATAAAAGTTAGAACTAAAACCAAAACCAAACCAAAATGAGTAATAAATCAGCACAGGGAGTACGTATTATCCGTCCCTACAAAAAGCAACCTGCTAATTTGCGTACATTAGAAGGATCATTGTTTCAGAATGGATATAACTTTATCCCAGGAACAGTAAGAAAGTTTTTTCCACGAGTTGATTCACGTGGAGTAATTAGGACAGGATTAGATGAGAACTCTCCAAAGTTCCGTGGAATCCTAAACCTAGAAGCAAGAGAGCAAGAAATTCAACGAGTTACACAACTCCGAGAATACTACGAGTCTTTGTTAGACGAGTCACTAGCTCCAACAAGTACGTTCTATGACGAAATAAAAGAAAATGGCTATACCCTAGAAGATGGTGACAACCTCTTCAATATGGAGAATCCACGTGAAGCTATCAACTTCTACTGGCTCTTAGAGACAGAAATGGTTGCACCTTCATTGGATGATATAGACAGTGGGAAAGTTGATACTTCTATTGTAAAGTTTTATGTTTACAATGGAGAAGTAGAAACTAAAACAACCTTTGAGCGTAAGAAGAGGATTAACAGCGCAATTGCAGAACTCGATAGAATGTCTGCTCTTAAGCGTAAGAAAATCCAGAAACTTATCGGCTTAGGTTTGCCTGCTGACAGTACTGAAGAAGAAGTTTACAATGCAGTAGACGAATTCCTACGTACACCTGCTACAGCGATGGACCGTGATCCTATCGAAGAATTCACTAAGATTGTATCTTACAGTGATGATTTGTTGGATGTAAAAGCACTGGTTAAAGATCTAGTAGACAAAAACATTGTTAGAATTAAAGGTTCTATTATTTATGAAGGTGAGCATGTGTGGTCTAAGTCAATTGAAGAGTTTGAACTTTTCTTGACTGATCCTAAGAACACTGAAGAATACCAAGCCTTTAAGGATAAACTAAAGAATAAAGCAAAGATTGACGCTCTATAAAATAAAATAAACTAAGATAACATGATCCCTGTTGAGGAATTAATTTACGAATTCAAATTAACTTTAAACAAAGTTAATCGTCAGGATAACGTTGATATCCCGATTGAAGACATCGTAGTTTACCTCAACAAGGCTCAAGTTAGTTGGATTAAAACTAAAATTAATCCTAACAACGTTTATAAGGTAGGGTACGATTCCATCAGAAAACGTATAGACGATCTTCAAATACTGAAGGAATCTAACGTTCCTCTGAGTGCAAACAAAACAAACGATCTCTTTCACATCGGATTTGATTGCCCTTTGAAAGATGCCGCAAATTATATGTTCTACATCTCGTCCTATGCAATAGCTAAGAAAGGAAAATGTTCTGAGCCAATTACAGTAGACTTGATTAGACATGGAGAACTTACTACTAAATATTTAGACGGAAATTACAACCCTTCGTTTGAGTGGAGAACAACGATAGCCACACTGGGGAATGATAATCTGACTGTCTACACAGATGGTAAGTTTACGATTGACAAAGTATATGTTACATACTTACGTTACCCTAAGTCAATAGATGTCCAGGGCTACGTCAAGTTTGATGGAACTTCTTCTGTTAATCAAGACTCAGAACTCCCTGAGTATGCTAAATCTGACATTGTCGATTTAGCAGTAAAATTTGCAGCACAATCAAATGACAACCAAGCACAGGCTGTGTTTGCTGAAGATCGCTTAAACAAAAACTCTGAATAAATAAAACTATGAATCACAAAATCACACAAATTTTCGTCCCTACTGCCGTATCTGGTATTACTGGAGGATTTCCACTCGTAACTACTGATGGTTTGGGTAAGCAAGTGATGGGTATCTATAACCCTAACACTTTTGCAAACATTACTACTACTGCTAGTGATGCTGACTTCTTGGTTGCTATCGGATCTGCTGCTGTTGGTAGCAAGTACGGTTCTTTCAAGACTGCTCCTATCAAGTTGTCTAACATCTTGTCTGTAGTTAAGACTGTAGCTGACACAACTGTTAAGCAACAAATCACTTACATCGGTTATGATGAAGTTAACGACTCTAAAGCTCCTAACTTTGCTTGCGATGAAGAGTATGTTGTTACTTTGAAAATTGACGAGTATTGGAGCAAGGGTGTTTATCAGCCTATGATCCAAGAGTCAGTTCGTGTTAAAACTGCTTGTTGCGCTGACTGTGGCGGTGGATGCGACTCTTTGGGTTGTTCTACCTACATGAGCGAGATGGCTGACAAAATCAATGCTTCTCCTTTGTTGAGCAAGTATGTAACTGCTACCTACGTTTACAAAGGTTCTTTGCCTACTTACAAGTGGACTTTGACTATCCAAGATCCAGGTGACTCTACTGCAGAAACTGCTGTATTGACTAACTTGCGTTCTGTTTACGCTTCTTACGTAACTACCCCTTCTTCTGATATTGTTATCACTTCTGACACAGACGGTGATTCTGATGCAGATTCTTTGGGTAACATTATGTATGAGTTGACTCCTTTGGCTTCTGTAACTAGCTTGCCTAACTACAACGGAGTTGCTTGGGAGAAAGTATTGGTATCTGCTGGTTCAGTAACTGCTTGTGGTGTTAAGATTGAAGGTAAAGTATTGGATGAATTCGGAAACGCTTGTGTTCCTGATGCAGTTCCTTACGTATTCAACTTGGTACGTTTCAAGGTTGCCGTTCACGAAGGTCCTTACAACACTCAAGATTTCGATATCGAAAACTTCTGTGCAGCTGTCCCTGTTACTACTACTCAAGAGATTAAGTATCCTTTGGGTGTTGGTGCTGCTATGGCTGAAATGGAGCGTCACTACTTCACTAACAACTTGCCTGCTACCGCTGATGCTCGTCGTTATTGGAACCCTATTTACAACGAAGACACCAATGCCTTCTTGTATGTAAATAGTGCTACCACTTACGATATGTACGAGATCACCTACATTGAGCCTTCTCCAGTTGGTTTCGAAAAGAAAACTGAGAACACTCACTCTGTAGTTATCTTGGCTGCTTCTGCTGTGTCTAGTGCTGTTGCAACTGCGTTGAACAACGTATTGCCAACTAGTCTTCACGTCTAACCTAATTAGGGGGAGAAACTATTCTCCCCCTTTTTAACTTTAATTCAAAACAAAAAAATGAAAGATATTATCTTAAAACCCGGTTCATACCTTAAGGACACTAAGACACAAAACACCAAAAACATTCCTGGTCAATCCATGGAAGATTTTGTTGTAGGTGTTTTGGCTAATCCTACATGCTGCGTGAAGACCCTGAAATTGAACAAAACTGCAGTTACCCAAACTGGTACTATTACTAGTGGTGTTACTGTAAATGCTTCTGCAGGTAGAATCACTACAGTTGCTTTGACTACTGCTGCAAATGTTGCTGAGGCTCCTTTTACCGTAACTAACAGTTACGTATTGGCTGACTCTGTTATTATTGCAACTGTTACTGGATATTCTGGAGCTACTATTACTAACGATTTGCCACAAGTTTACATTGATGATGTAGTTGCTGGTTCATTTAAAGTAATCGTAGGTAACGGAGGTTCTGGTACTCTTGATGGTACAGTAACTATCTCCTTCGTAATTCACTAATCTCTAAATTAAATGGGGAGGTAACACTCCCCTTTTTTAAACTATGAACGTACAACTTAATCTCGAAGTCCTCAAAGCCAAAGACTGTTCTTACTTAACAGTCATTGATACCTCTGTGTATCCGATTACCCCAGAAACCGCTAATATCTTTATTGGTGTACCTGGTTATGATTCAGCTTATGAGTTTAGTTATTTGATTGGAGAAACTAATATTTATAACTCTTATAATTTTGGTTTTACTACATCTGCTACTTCTGACTTTGCAGCACTTCCTGATGGAGTATATTCATTAACTATTACTACTTGTCCTGATACTGGAGTTAACTCTCGTTATCATTTGAGGACTTGTAAGATTGATTGTCGACTTGCCGTACAGTGGGCTAAGTATGTAGACTGCTGTGATGACGAGAAGATTCTTTATATGTTAGACAAAATCGAGTTTTTGTTAAAGGGTGCAGAAGCACATGCTGACCTATGCAATCCTACAAAAGCTACCGAACTTTATAAAAAGGCTGATGACTTACTTAGAAGACTTGAGCTTGACTGTTAAGAAAAAACTTGCTGCAGCATCTTACAAAGAACTACAGCATATTAAATACTTGACAAAACCTTATTACAAAAAATCTAGAGGATTAGCTCGCTTACTTAAGTATGCTCATTGTCTAGACTGCAGTACTGCACAAACACTAAAAATTAAACTCTAAAACAATGACTAACTGCTGCCCTAATAATAACTGTGTAGAAATCGTTCCTTCTGGGTGCGTAAAGTATACAGGCACTCCTACTACAGGGGGCCTAATTGATTCTTTTGATTCCTGCGATCCTTATCTGAATGACTTGCTTAAGTTGTTGGACGATAATGTGACTACATTGGATGCAAGAGTAGGATTGAATAAGACTACTTTTGATGCAGCAAATACTGCTTGTGGTACTACTCCTGTTATCTCTACTACTGGTCTTACAGTAAAAGATGACAAGTATTATTCTTCAGAGGTTGTCATTAAGCTAGTAGGTGTTATTTGTGACCTTCGCTCTCGTATGAATTATCTTTCTGCAGAGAACATTAATACCAATAATGGAAATATGCACTGGGAAGATCTCCCATTAAGCCCAGATTTGATTGCTTATTTAAGAACTAAGTGTCTTGGAGATGACCCTTGTAGTAATGATCTACCATCTAACTTGGGTGGATTATTGAGAACTATTGTTAACAAACTTTGTACTTGCTGCCCATAACTATGTCTACCTGTATTGATTGCACTGGAACTATATATACACCTTGCTCTGATGTAAGTTGTTTGTCTACTAACTACGGTAAGTGTATTACTTACTCAGGCTCTCCTCTATACTGTGCTACAGGTGGAGTAGGAACTCTTACTTTTACAGGAACTGCAGTTGCTCCTTTGACAACTACAGAAGTTACCTTGACTCCTACAGGAGGAACAGGAACTGGACTTCAGGTTAAAGTTACACGTACTCCTGGATCTGTTGCTTATAATGTTACAATTGTTTCAGTAGGATCTTCTTACACAGTAGGAGACACTATTACAATTGCAGGAACTTCTTTAGGAGGTGCTACCCCTGCAAATGACCTAGTACTTACAGTAGCTAGTCTTGCTGCTTTGATCTCTAATACAACAAGTGTAGATGATGCTATCGTAAACTTGCACCAGAGACTTTGTACCATTACTTCTGTAGGTCTTAACTACTCAGGATTCAACTACTCTTGTCTTCGCTTAGGTGGAGGACTTACAGGCGTAGGTACAGCAATCACAACTGCTCAAGGATTTACTGAAAGTGCTGCAAGTGCTTTATGTTCTTTGAATACAAGAGTTGTAGCTGTTGAGACTCCTACCTTTACTGTTCCTAGTTGTATCTCAGGATTGACTTCTGCAAGTTCTACTCTAGGTGCAATCTTGACTGCGTATGGTTCTAAGATCTGTACTATCAACACTAACGTTGATATGACTGGAGTTCTTAGCAACCCTTGTATTGCTTATCCTTTCTCTACTAAGCCTACTTCTACTGTAGTTTCTGATTACTTGAACTGGATTACCAGCAACATGTGTGGAATCTACCAAAGTCTTTCTACTGATATTAGTACTGTAGGGACTACCGTAACTAGTCTTAAGACTTATGTAGCGGGTGTAGGATCTATTCCTGCATCTATTAATACTTCTTGTATCTCAGGAGGATCTGCAACAAGTACTTTGGCAGCAGCAGCTATTCTTTGGACTAGTCAAATTTGTGCCATCAACACTACTCTAAGCTCTCTTGCTACTTCAAATTACGCTTTGACTTGGGCAACTAACTTTGGTGCTACTGCTTATTATGGTTATACTTTTAACTACACTAACACAAGTACTACTCTTCAGACTCAATTGGATCGTATTGTAGCTACTTTGGGTAGAATGAAGATGAAGTTAAATGCTTCTGACTTCACTGCAACAAGTGACTCAGATGGACTTAACGTCTCTTTAGCTTCAGGTGTTCGCTTTACTTGCTCTCAGTTAAATAGTTGTTCTATCTCTTCTTTATCAGACGTAACTACAACAGCTCCTGCTACCTTTGATGGTTTGTTCTGGAGTGGTTCTGAATGGGTAAACAAAGAAATTATCTACACATCTACAGGAGGCAGCGTAGTTGTTACACGTGCAGACAACCCTACTAATATTACTGTAAATATTGAAACTGCAAGTTCTACCGCAACTACTGTATCTACTACGGCTCTTACTAATCCTAATCTAACAGTAGGACCTTCTGTTAGGTTCTCTACAGGAGTAGGTTTGCCTAGATTACATAAACAAGGACAGATAGTAACTGTAGAAGGAACCATTTCTGTTACCGCTACTGGATCAGTAACTTGGGCAAATAATGCAAACATAGGATTTCTTCAAATCCCTCTTGCTTATCAATCGACAGTTCCTGTATACTTTGCTGCAGACATCTACTTGTATACAGCAGCATCTCCTTCTGTACCTACAGGTGTAGCTAGGGGAATTGTTACTATGAGTGGAAGTTCTTTGATTGTGACCCTTGTTAATCCTGCAGGAACTTTAAGTTTCTCTACAGGAGACTCATTTGAAATTGTTATCGGAGGAAACTCTTATAAACTGTAATACGACATTGGCAGGATTTTTTGGTTGGTTTTCCTGTCATCTTGCTAGTAGGAGCCTGCGAAAGTGGGCTCTTCTAGTTTTAAAATAAACTCTTGACTTAAAGTTAAAATTAAATTATATTTGTAATAGGTCTTAAATTAACCCAAACTATATTCTAACATGTACACGAATTCGGAATTAATTGCTAGAGTCAAAAGTGCTAACAAGTTTGTTAGTGACGATGACATGATTAGTGACCGTTACTTATACGGGTTGCTTAAGACCAAAGCTGCTACTCTTTTACGCAGAGAAATTAATCTAAGAAGACTTTTAACTTCTGACAATGTATACCAAGCTTACGAGTGTGTACACTTGATTGAGGCTAAAGGTGCAGAATGTGATTTGAATTGCCCTATCCGTAGAACTAAGCATAAATTGCCAAACATTGATGAGGGCTTGTATTCTTATTTTATTCAAGGGGTGTTTAACACTTCTAACTCTGAGGAACTTTTTCCTACTACTATTAGAGATTTCATTAATCACACTCGTTTACGTTTTAAAACCCCTAAAAAGTATTATACCATTCGTAATGGATATCTTTATGTTTTAGATCCAGATGTAGAGTGTGTGAATATGTACGCTTACTTTACAGAGTCTATCGAGGACCTAGATGGAACTCAGTGTATGAGTATGTATGATAAACAGTTTAAGTTTCCTGCCTACCTGACAGATACTTTGATTGAAATGTGTAATCAGTCGCTTATTAACTTTCACAAGTTACCTTATGAGACTGAGGACAACAACAGAGACGAACCCAACTAATTATGTCGAAAGACTTTGTAAAAGCAAATAAAACCCCTTACGTCAGGCAGAAAGAGAGAGATACAACTTCGGATACGAACTTTCTCTCTTACAAAGCCTACACCATGTTCTTAAAAGAAACCAAAAGAAAAGACATCACCTACAAACAATTTTGTGCTATCCCTAAACAAGTACATATCAAGTTAGTAGAACGTCTTTTAAGAGGTAGATATAGTATTAGATTCCCGAACTTAGGTTCTATTAAAATTGTAAAAACAGAAAATGCAATTCCAGAAGCTAAACGTACAATTATTAACTGGAAACTCTACAAAGAAACTGGAGTTAAAGTGCCTTATAGAAATTCACACACCAATGGTGCTGTCTATAAATTTCACTTGTATCCATACTATAAGAGGATAGTTCAGTTTGGGTTCTATGACTTAAGAATGTCTAACGTACATAAGGCAAACCTAGCTAAGGCTATTAGAGAAGATAAAATAAACATAAGTTCCTTTTAAAATGAAATACGCTAATACACCCTTTATTTCTTCTGAACCACTTATTGCTGAAGTAAAGCAAGAGTTAAAGACTTACTTTGAAGCAGGTGCTATTAGTGAAGTACTTATTCCAACCTTCATAGACCAGGCTTTAAGAAAACTTAAAGTAATGGTACTAGAACCAGAAGAACTAGTTCTTAATTTTACAAACTACAAATCCGAGTTACCTTGTGACTTTGCTTTACTTGACTACGCTATTCATTATGATTCCGAAACTTTCTGGGGTCAAGGAGTAAACTCAGTAAAGGGCACTTGGTATAAATCTATACAATGTACTAATGGCTGCACAGATTGCGGTCTAAAGGAAGAAATCTACGAGACAGTATCTGTACCTACTCCAGGATTTAAAATCACTATGAAGCATCCTACTTGGATTCGAGTTTACCATGGCTCTAAAGCTATGTGTACTGAAGGATGCGAGAACTTGAATGTATCTTCTGAAAATATTATCCAAATTCATCCTAACAAAACCGTTACTTCTACGTTTGAAAGCGGTTGTGTGTATATTAGATATTACTCACGTCCAATGGACGATGATAACCTACCTATGGTGCCTGAAATTCTTGAGGTTGAAGAGTATATTAAATCTTATCTTAAGTTTAAGTTTTTTGAACAACTTTGGCATTCAGTAGTTGATGAGAGTCAGCGTCAGGTAGAAGCTAAGTTTCAATACTACAGACAAGATCAATTAGCCAAACTTCAGGCTGCATTTAGTTACTTGTTAACCTACACCAAACAGCAGATGGCTGACAACGTAGCTAAGACAAGAACTCGTTTTAACAGGTTCCATATCTCCTAAGTTTAATGCAAAACAAAATCAATCAGAACACGGCAGGTTTAAACCTTGATTCGGTTAATTACCAGATCAAGGAGAACATGATTACGTATGCCTTGAATGCAAACGTGCAGTCTCATGATGGTAACTCTACCACATATACTAACGAGCCTTCAAACCAAATCTGTTATGATTTTAGTTTGACTTATCCTGGATTTAGAGTACTTAATGTTTTAAGTATTATAGAACAGTCTAAGTTAATTGTCTTCTTAGCACATCCAGATGGACGTTCTTTGATTGGACAAGTTACTGACTTAGGAAAAGACTGTACTAGTCTAGTAGAAAGTGAAACAGATTGTGGTTGCATATCAGGTACTGTATTAGATAGTACAGTATTAAGTAGTTTAAGTCCAATAGCTGGAACTGGAGAATGTCCTACAGGATATACCTTTAATAGTAAATCAGGTTTTTGTGAAAAAGTAATTAGTACTCCTATACAGGAAACTATCGCAAAACAATCTGTTATTTCTTCGTGCAGAGCTGCCGACCATGGAACTACACTTACTAGAGTATACAAAGATACTTGGACTACTCAAACTCCTCCTACATATCATACTGTAGTAGAGTCTAACTTAACTCAATCTTTTTGGTATCCAGGGGGTGGTTTTTCTTATATTAAACAAATTGGTATTCAAGCAGATATTGATGATACTAATGATCCATGTGGAACCCAGGAAACTCCTGATTTTTTAGGGTTTACTGAAACGATTTGTATTAGTGATACTAAACAATACTACTTAGGATTAGCTGCAGATGATTCTCTGAGGGTGTCGATTGATGGGAGTATAATTTTTGATTTTGACGCTTCAGATCCTTCTAAAAGCTTTGCAACACTTACAGACTTATGGGCAAGGTACAATCTATTTCCTGTTACTATAACCAAAGGCAGTCATCTTTTAAAATTTGAATATAAAAATCAACCTACGGGTAATCCAGGAAATAGGGGGATGTTTGCCTATGAGCTATATGACATCTCTTTAACACAGTTGACAGATCCAAACTTAACTAGAGTTATTTTACAAAATAGTCGAGTTTTAAGTAATGGTAAACCTATTACTTCTGAAACAAAAGCTTCAGGTCGTATACTACAGATTAGTTATAGTGGAACTGCTACTGGAACTTATACGATTTCAAGTGCAGTACAAAGTAGTACTTCTGGAACAGGAACTGATGCAGAATTTAAAGTAGTTGTTGATTCGGGAGTTATTACCTCTGTAATACTTAACTACTCAGGTAAAGGTTACAAAACTGGAGATACTCTCACTATTTCTTCTGGAAGTGCTCTTAATTTAACAATTACTGTAGTAGCTGCTTCAGTACAAGAAGATTTTATTGAACTCTCTCAAGCATGTCCTGCAGGTTATAGTTTATATGTAAACGAAGATTGTGTAGCTTCTTGTCAGAAGATAGATCAAAAAAGTGCAATTATTCCAGCAAGTTCTGTAAATTGTTGTACTTTTACTCCTCTAGTTGTAGACGACTGTTGTGATTGTACTGACTGCTATAGATACTCTGCACAGTCAATCAATAATACTGCCTACTCTATTACTTACATAAACTGTAACGGAGTAGAAGTAACAGAAACCTTTCCTTCAGGTATAGGAACATTTACTGCTAAAAGAAATAAGTACACACTTCCTTCTGGAGTAGAAGTACTAGACAGTACCTTAGAGTCTCAAGGAACATGTAGTCCTAAGACAGGAACTTGTTGCTTAAACCTATCCCCAGATTATCCTGTCTATTCTGAATATAGAATAGATGACTGTGAGACTAAGGTTTACTTTATTGCAAAGAATATACAACCTCGTTATTTCTCATTAGAAGAACCATTAGGTCGTGATCAATGTGGTGATGCCATTGACTGTCTTACAGACTCTTGTGAGCGCTTAAAACTGTTCCCTGACTTCTGCCAAGCAGATATCTATCCTACTGGAATTGATTCAGGTGGAAGACTTAAGGGAGGGGTATATTCTTTCTCTATTGCTTATGCAGATGAGAATGGAAAAGAACTTACCGACTACGTAGACTTTAGTAATCCTATTCCAATTTTTGAGAGGACTATTACTGAGCAGACAGAGTACGAAACCTCTAAGTCTATTAGAGTTTCTATAGACCACAGTACTGCTGTATTTGATTACTTTAACTTAGTAGTAGCTGAGAATATAAATGAAGTAACTACATACCAACTAGTAGGTACTTATAGAGTAAATCAATCTACTTACAGGGATTCCTTGGTTTATACAGGAGACTATTCTTCTACTTTCTCTTCTATTGTTCCTTTAATTCGTAGTCCTCATTATGAGACTGCAGGTATTATAGAAAAACAGAATGACATTTTAATGTTGGCTGACTTAGTAGAGACTCCCAAGTATAACTTCCAATTACTTGCTAACCAAATTAAGCTTCGTTGGGAAACTGTTAAAATGCCAGTTGATAACAAGTTTGATTACTCTAATCCAGAAATTGCTTACTTCTTTAGAACCTATCAAAGGGATGAAGTTTATCCTTTTGGTATTAAGTTTAAACTAAAGAATGGTAAGTATACAGATGTATTCCATATTCCAGGAAGAGAAGTATTCCAGAACTCAGATGAGAGATCTCTTATCTATCACGATAGCAATCCAGATGCATTTGGTACATCTAATGATTGTATAATCACAGACAAAGAAGAAAAGTGGAAAGTATACAATACAGCTACAACAGGTATTACTCCTCCTAATAACACTCCTTCTCTACAAGAAGCTCAATACTCCTGTAAGATTACAGTAGAAACTTCTGGAGAATTTGCTTACTGGGAATCTACAGAGACTTATCCTTGTTACGATGAAGTCTGGGGAGCATTAGCAGGTCAACCTATTCGTCACCATAAGTTCCCAGAGAATGCTAAGTCACATATCCATGCAGATGGAGATGACTTTATCTACCCTATTGGAGTACGTATTTGGGATGAGACTTTCTTTGAAGGTATCTTAGATAGAGAAACAGTTTACGATCCCCTAAACACATACGGTAATCATCGTATTCCTGTAAAGGAATTAATCTGTGGATATGAGTTGGTAAGAGGTAATCGTGTTAATAATAAATCAGTAGTTGCTAAGGGCCTTATTTATGATGTAGGTTCTTTTGAGGACGTTAAGTCTGGTAAGAAGTACTACTACCCTAACTACCCATACAATGATTTACGCCCTGATAGATACATTAAATCTACTCCTGATTGGTATGACCTAGCAGATAGGGGATCTGAATCAGATTCTTTTGGAATGGGATTGCATGAAGGTTTTAATACTATTGGATCTCGTTATACATTTCATTCACCTGATGTACACTTCCAGTATCCTAAGATTGGTACAGAACTAAAACTAGAAACAGTAGAGTATGGTAAAGTACAGGGTAAGTTTGTTCCTGTATTAGATCATCCTCAGTATAAGTTCTTGACTAAGGCCGATTATGCCTTAAGCGCTTTATTATCTACTGCATTGTCTTTGGCTTTTGAGTCTGAGGCTGGATCAAATGGATCAGGACCATATACTAATAGTAAGTTAAAAGCAGATGCTATTTCCATTCTTACTAATAACCAGGTCCTTCTTGATTTACTTGAAAAACTTATACCGAATACAAATTTTGCTTATCAGTTTAACTCTATAGGGGAATATAAAAGATTCTCTCCTATTACAACCATAGGTAACAGAAGAAGATTCTTAGATATTGGTCTTTATGCTAACGATAAGATTGTAGAATTAAACGATGATCGCCCTCTCCATAATAGACTTAGAGAAACTTCTGTCTACTTAAAAACTAATGGATCTTTTAGCACTGAGTTTCCAGGAATAGTTGATAACACTCGCTATACTATTGAAGAGAATAATTTGCAAGATGATCCAGAAAAAATAACTGAATCAGATACAAGAGCCTATTACTCTTCTATCAAAAGAAATTTCCCTAATCAGTATGGACAGATAGAGAGTATTACATATGTGTCTACAGGATATTCTTGTTCTGTTTATACAGACATCTCTAATACTGCAAAGATTAGGCGTAGGTATTATCCTGCTTTTGGTGGAGATACTTACATTAACAAGTTTGCTCTTAAACGTAAGCATTCATTCTTTACTCGTAATTTAGCTAATCTTCCTGCTAAAGTAGATAACGTTCCTTTTGATTATTGGCTTTATCCTAATTTAGGATTTCCTACTTACTACATAGGAGAGTCGCCAGAAGAAATAACCTCAGGTGCAGCTACAAGTTTAGTAGCAGGAATAGCAACAGCATTAACTACTGCATTAGGTCTTTCATTAGCTGGAGCAAGTACTGGTGTAGCTCTTAATACGGCTATATCTGGTGCACTAGCTGCTATTTATAGTTTATTTGTTAAGAAGAATAACTTAGATGGTGCTGCTACTGTAACTATTCCTAACCCTATTCCTGGACAACCTGACCTTGATATTCCGACTTCTTTCTTTTATCAGAAAGGATTCTTCTATACAGCGTCTTATGGTATTCCCATTTTTTATGTGGAGTCTGATATTAACGTAGACCTACGTCATGGAAGAAACGACTTAGAAGAAAACTTTTACCCTAATGTAGGAGATGGTATTCCTGATGAGTGGTTGCATGAAGTTAATGTGCCTATTAAGTTTGATAACTTCTACCACTACAACGCTACTTACTCTGCACAGAACTTAAGTCCTAATCTTCCTTATAGATTAAAGTATCCTTCACTAGAGTGTCTGACTATCCATTCAAATAGAGTTATCTACTCTGATCCTGCAAACTCTTCTAATTATCTTTCTGATGCTTGGAGAGTATTCCGTCCAGGAAACTTTTATGATTTTCCTAAGCAAGGTGGTCGCTTAATTGATTTAAATGCAGGAGAGAACGAAAGAGTATATGCTAGATTCGAGAATACAACTAAAGTATAAAACTCTCGTATTACCCTTAGTACTACTTCTCCTTACCAGTTAGAGATTGGTAATGCAGAGATGTTCAAACAAAAGCCTGTAGATCTCTCTAAAACAGATCTAGGTTACATAGGAACTCAACACAAGGCTTATGTTAAGTGTGAGTACGGAACATTCTGGGTAGACGCTAAACGTGGTCATATCTATCAGATTACAGGAGACGGCTTTAACGAGATCAAAACAGAAAATAACTTTAACTGGTTTAAGCAAAATCTACCTTTCCAGATTCTTAAAGACATTCCAAATGCAGATATAGACAATCCACCAATTGGCTTAGGCATTATTATGGGATGGGATGAGAGATACGAGAGAGTGTTTATTACTAAACTAGATTACAGAGTTAAGCCTGAATACAGAGAAGGTAATCCTTCTGTAATTAAATACATTACTGATTCTTCCGATAGTAACTTTAGAAAGTATGTACTAGAGAGTGGAAGTACTCAAGTAGAAATTACTTTTGGAGATCCTGCATTTTTTGAGAATAAGTCTTGGACAGTTGCCTATTCTCCTAAGCTTAAGAACTTTATTTCTTTCTACTCTTACTTGCCGAACTTTTTTGTTCCCCAGTTAGGACACTTTCAGACTATTAGGAATACCTCGACTGGAGCAAGTATCTGGAGTCATAATCTTTCTATCTTTACCTACCAGACTTATTACGGAACTCTTTATCCTTACATCTTAGAGTATAACGTAAACTCATTCCCTCAGGTATCTACTATTAATTCTGTTACTTTAATGCAGGATATCCAAGAATACTATTCTGACTATGAGTATTATTCTTTGTCTACTTCAAATAATAAGAACTTAGCAAACTTTACTAAGGCAATTATTTACAACAAAGAACAGTCTTCTGGTGTTATTAAGTTGATTCCTGAAGAGTTTGGTAACACAAGACAGAAGATAACCTATCCTAGAATGACTACAACGGGCATAGAAGCGCTTATCTCTCGCAGAGAACAGTTGTATACCTTTAACGGATTTTGGAACGTTGCAGCGCAAGGAAATGGCCAACCTTTATGGTCGACTCAGTGGAGTGACTTACTTACTCAATACCCTATAGACAAAGTACCTAATACTAAGAGTGTAAGACCTGTATCTGTGTCTTATCAGAAGTCTAAGATTAAGTCTGACTTTGCTAAAGTAAGATTAATCCAAGATCAATACTCTAGATTTAAGTTTATTAACACCATTCAAATAACCCAAACCAACCCATAACATCATGAAAGAAAAAGAACTCTTTACAACAGTTAAGCCCGAAATAGTACTGGGACAGTTATTCCAGTCTAGGGACATCATTCACTTAGCTCACTTACAGACAACTTCGTTTAGTGAGCACAAAGCTTTAGACGGTTACTACTCAGAAGTAATTGGTCTATTAGATGATTTAGTAGAAGCATACTTCGGAACTATTGGAAAACGCCTAAACTTTAAGATTCCTGGATCAGAGTATATGAATGCTAAAGCCCATCTTACTTACATGAAAGACTATGTAATGAAACATCGTAATGTATTCGGAAACGAAAACACTCACTTACAGAATATCGTAGATGAGATCATTGCTTTGATTACTTCTACTTTATACCAATTGACACTAAACTAATATGTCAGCATCTAATATACTTTGTATTTGCCAATTATGTAGTAAAGAGTTTACTACTAAAGCTGCGTGGTATAGAAAAGGTGCAGGAAAATTTTGTTCCAAAGAGTGTGCTTATAAAGGAAAGGCTAAACCTAAAAACAAACATGTAGAACTCTTGTGTAAAAATTGCAATAAAGTTTTTAGTGTAAAAAAATATAGAGAGCATACTGCAATTGCGTGTAGCAATGAGTGTAGAAGAGTATTGTGGGCAAAAACTTACGTAGGAGAACTTTCTCCTAACTGGAAAGGAGGACTTTCTGATGCTAGGACAATAGATAAGAGAACCAAAGAGTATAAAGAGTGGAGGCTGAAAGTTTATACTAGAGATAATTATAGTTGTCAAAAGTGTAAAAATGCTAAAGGAAACAACTTACATGCTCACCACATAACTAACTACTCTAGCAATAAAGACTTGAGGTATTCAGTTGACAATGGTATAACTCTTTGTAACGATTGTCACAATCCTTCAGTAAAAGGAAGTTTTCATAATATCTATGGAACAAAAAATAATACTAAGGAACAACTGATTGAATTTTTAAATAATATAACTAAATGAAAAACAAATTAAAATCTGCCTACAAGTCTTGTATGTCTTGCGGAGGCAAAGTTCGTATGACTAGTGGAGGAAACTGGATTAAAAAAGCAGTTTCTAAAAACCCAGGATCTTTTACAGCTCAAGCTAAGAAAGCTGGAATGTCTGTACCTGCTTTCCGTGATAAAGTACTAAGCAACAAAGAGGCTTACTCTTCTACTACAGTAAAGAGAGCTAACTTGGCTAAGACACTTGCAGGAATGCGTAAGGGAGAATACGGAATGTTGAATAGCACAGGAACTAAGACTACAAAAAACCTTGCTGTTAAAAGTAATAAAGGACAAGGTAAAGAAATGCCTAAGATGTCTACTGTAAGATCTAAAGATAGTTACGGTATGCGTAAAGGAGCTGAGGGAATGGAGGTATCAAAGAGAGACCTTAAAGCAGGAAGAAAAGAAGTAATGGGTATTGAGTCTAAAGGACTTCCTACTAACTCTGTAAACCTTACTACTCCTACTCCTATCGAAAGTCCTGCAAACTGGTATAATGAGTCTGTTTGGGATAAAGCACAAGCAGAGAATGCTGTTCGTCCTGCAGCTAATACTCCTGTATCTTCTAGTAATCCAAGTGTTAAAGGAGGTTCTGAAAAAGTAAGAGCATACCAAGAGATGCTTCGCAGCAAAGGTTATGATATTGCAGCTGATGGTGCTTGGGGTCCTAAAACACAAAAAGCATACGAGGATTACATAAATAGATCTAAGACTAAAGTTGCTAATACTACTACTGGTCCTATGGTAGGTCCTACTAAAGCAAATAAGATGGATTACACCAAACAAACTTCTTATAACTTTAATGCTCCGGGATCTAAAGTTCCTATGACTACTGCTAGTAACCTTATGAAGACTCCTATAAACCCTTATCAGGTTTCAAAAGTAGCTGAACCTGCAGGTGTTACAAATGCTTTCAACAACCTAAGCAAATACAAAAAAGGAGTTCCTGCAGCTAAGGCTACCAACAAAATGGGCCCTAACGAAACATTAGTACGTAGAAAGTTGGCTAATTTCCAAAAAGGTAAGTCTATTTACGGAGGTTAATCATGTTTGTTCCAGGAGTAAATGGTTCAGTAATTCCTAGTGCACCCTCAGGTTCAAAACTTAAGGGTGCATATAAGAATTCTAAGAAACGTAAGATGCCTAATGGAGGAAGTATTGATATTGTGTCTACTATTAAAGAATTAGATCCAAACTTTAACAAACCCAAAAATCAAGTCAGTCCTTTACTTAAAGAAGCGCTTTCTAGTGCTGATCAAGCAACAGATATGCTGCAACTTGGACACTTTAGTACTTTACCATGGGCACAAGGTGCTGCACTCATAGGTGACATTGCAGGCATTGGAGTAGATCTTGCTCAATCGGGAATAGCAAACTATGAAGGCAATAATGTAAATGCTGTTGGGAATCTAGCTATGGCTAGTGCTCCTGCCATTGTAGGAAGCCAAGGTTATACTAGATCACGTTCTATGGTCAATAATGCTGCACCTGGAAGATACAGACCTACTTCAGCATTGACTCCTGCACATGCTGCAAATCCTGTAATTGCAAAAGGACTTGCGTGGAACAAAGCTGCTCTTGCAGCTAATGTAGCAGAAATTGCGTCAAATACAAATTCTAGAACTTATGCTACCCAAAGAGTTCCTCAAAGAGATAATGCCCAAGTACAGTTTAGACCTAATCCTAACCTGCGTAGAATGGAAGAAGGCGGGGAAGTAGAAGACGAGAGAGATGACGATAAAGAAATGGTAGAGGGTGTAGCAAGTATTCTTAGAGGAGTAAAAGACAAAAAGAATAGATTGCAGTTAGCTAACAAATTAGCTAAGCAGTTTAACAGAGAAAAAGTAGAGTATAACCTAGCTGACTTCTTAAAAAAATCTAAAGTAAAGAAATGAAAAAAATGATAAAACGTAAAGATGGATCTTACTCTCAACAGGGACTTTGGGACAATATCCGTAAGAATAGGGGTTCTGGAAAGAAGCCCACTGCTCAGATGCTTAAGCAAGAACGTAAGATTAAAGCTAAGATGGCTGACGGGGGTAAGATGCCTACCTCAGTTGCTAAGGCAAGATTTGTAGCTGCTAACAAAGGTAATATACAAGAAGCTAGACAAGATGCTTCTAAGTACGGTTACAAGTTTATGGCAGGTGGCAGACTTAAAGCTGCTTACATGGCTAAAGGAGGAACTATTGCTAAGACTACTAAAGGTCCAGGAGCAAACTATCGTCCTACTAAATCAGGAGCAGGTATGACTCAGAAAGGAGTAATGGCCTATCGTAGAGCAAACCCTGGTTCTAAGTTAAGCACAGCTGTTACAGGCAAAGTTAAAGCAGGCAGCAAAGCAGCTAATCGTAGAAAGTCTTATTGTGCTCGTTCATTAGGTCAATTACGTAGATCCTCACAGGCTACACAGAATGATCCTAACAGCAGAATCAGACAAGCACGTAGGCGTTGGAAGTGCTAAACACTAAATAAACTAAAAAACTAAAACTAAATACATGGCAGCTAAAGCATCTAAATCAAAATCAACCGCATCTTCATCTTCAAAGTTTAAAGTTAAACCTAAAGTAAGAAGAAAGGGAGTAGTAGCAAAGACTAAAGCTTCAAAGTTAAAGTCTAGCAAACATTACAAAAAACGAGATAGAGGACAAGGGAGTTAATTCTCCCTTGCTTTTTTTTATTAATCTCGTATATTTGTATAACTAGCTTATTCTCAAGCAGTTATTAACTTTTTATGTTAATAACATAAATAATTAAAACATGTTAAGAAACAGACTTTTTAAAAGATTCGCTAAGGATGGTATGTCAGAACCTGTAGACAAGTTGTCTAATGCAGGTTTAGATCCTATCCAGCAGTATCCAACTATTGAGGAGATAGCTAGTAAACTAAAGCCTATTACTCCTGATATGATGGGAGTAGGTACTCCTAAAACAAAAAAGGGATACGAAAAAAAGTTCGGAAAATTAAATATTTCTCCTGAAAGTTTTGAATCAGACTCTATATCTCCTATTCAAGAAAAGGGTTCTATTGGAGAGAGTATGTCAAATGACATGCTTACCCAAGAGGATATGCTTACTATAGGTGAGTACCAAACAACTACTCCTACTAGTATCCAAAAAGCACAGCAAATAAGCGAAGAAGTTGCTTCTCAGTACAATCCACAGAAACAATTTAAGTTTCCTAAACTAGGTAAAGGTATTGGAGATGCTGCTACTCTAGGACTTTATGGAGTAGATGCAGCTCTTACGTATAATCAAGATTTAGAAAACCAACGTAAGTTTAACGAATCAATTCAACAAAGAAACTCTAAGCCTGAGTACTCCTACAATTTTATGTATGGTCCTACTACAAGTGGTGGTACAGAGTTTCAACCTACAATTAAAGCCGAAATGGGTGCAAAAATAAACAAGCGTTATGCTAGTGAAGGCATGAACGATGTAGAAATTGAAGGTGGAGAATATATCCAACTTCCTAACTTAGATACTGAATTAGCAGAAGGACCTTCTCATGCTAATGGAGGTATTCCTACAAATCTTCCTGACCAAACTCGTGTCTATTCTAATAATTTAAAGCCAGAAGGTTCTAAGAAAACTTTTGCTCAGATTGCTAAGAACTACGACATTACTCCATATAAGAAGACCTTAGAGAATCCTTTTGCTAAACAAGTAGATAAGGATACTGCAGGCTTAATGATGCAGCGTAATCAAAAGATACTTGACGAATTGTTTAGAGACCAACAGTTAATGAATGGTAACTCTAATGGAGAGATGGAAGCAAAGAATGGAGCTAGTATTAATAACCCAGGATTTGAAGCTCTTCCTGGTTACGTACAGGCTAAGATTACTGCTAATATGAAAGATGGGGGTAAAAAGAATCCTCAACCAGATATTACAAGCCTTCCCCCAGAAATTCGTAGTTATGCTAAGTGGGACCCTACCTTTAAGAAAGAGGATGGTACACTTGGTGTTTACAGACTAGAGGTTCCATCTAACTTAGACTTTGATGCTAAGACTAACATTGCAAAGGCAGCAGAAAGTTACGGTATTAAAAATTTAGTACAGACATCTAACCAAAGAATTACAGGTTCTCCTAATGTTAAAGGATTTTATGCTGGATTGTCTCCACAAGACTTTGAACAGAAGATTGTAAGAGAGAGACTAGGTAAAGAAGAAGCAGGTAAATTAAACGAATTAGATACTCGTAAGAAAGCATTTGAAATCTTAGGAGTAGATTCCGGTAGTTATGATATAAATGATCCTACCAAGCTTTACAATGATGACTACTTCAGGGAAAGTGTATTCTACCCTAAGTTCCAAAAGTATTTACCTGAAGGTCAATTTAGGCCTGTAAAAGGAAATGATAAAAGTTTTGGATTTGAGCACTTAGATGCAAAACCTATTACTCCAGAAAAACCACAAACTCCAGAAGGAGGTACGGATAATCCTGTGGAAGGAACAAAGATCAATGATGCAAGAGAGACTGTTAAGGGTAAATACACCCCAGGACAATTTCCTTTGTATCAAGCTATTCCTGAAGCTATGGGACTTGCTCAAGCACAAGAAATCTATCCTTATGCTATTCCTGAGATAGATGCTCCTTATGTCCGTCCTCAGACTTTGAATATTCAGAGTGAACTTCAAGACATAGATAATATGGGTATAGCTGCTATTAGAAGTGGCGCTGATCCTAATATGGCTTATATTGCGGGCTTGGATGCTAAGCAAAAAGCTTTCCAGTCTAAACAAAACTACGATGCTCAAGCACGTTCTCAGGCAGATATGACCAATGCACAAGCAACAATGAATGCGGATCAATTTAATGCTCAGGCTTTTGATCGTGTTTATAATAACTTAGTAGGTCAAGCAAGAGATGCTCAGTCTGCAGAAAAACAAGCAGCTGTTGCAAGTTTAGTAGATAAAAAAGCTAAATTTGTACAAGACGAGAATCTTAAAGCTATGGGTATCCCTATTGTTGCACCTGGATTCAATATTACTTCAGAGGGTCAAATGACTCTTCCTGAAAATATGAAAGCCGCTTTTGATTATTATAATTACATGAAGGCACAAGAGGATCAGTCAAATCCAAAGGCTACGGCTAAAAAAGGAATGTACAAAAAATCTAAATATTAAACCATGCCAATTTCAGCACAACATACTAAGTTTGAATACCCTGATTACATTTCTCCCTTACCAGCAGACGAGTTAATTAAGTTTGCTTCTAAGAAGCAAGAAATGTATGATGAGGGAGTAGCTAAAGTACAACAGAATATAGACTCTTATCATAGTCTCAGAAGTTCTATTCTTACTGATGTAGAGAAAGAATACTTTGATAAGTCTATGGGTAATCTAGTTAAGGCTATTAGTAATAGTGCTGGACTTGACTTCTCAAACAAAGCAAACGTACAAGCAGTACTTAACATTGGTAAACCTCTAGAAAGAGACACTAATATAACAACTGCTATCTCTAATGGTAAAGAAGTAGCACGTAGACAAGAACAGTTGTCTAAGATGAAGCCAGGAGAACGTAGTGTAGTTAACGACTTCTACTATATGAAAGACGTTAATGACTACATGCAAAGTGGTAAGTTGGGACAGAAGATTGGTTATGGTAAAGAGTATACTCCTTATGTAGATCTTTCTAAAGATTGGATGGAGTTTATGAAGACTCAAAAACCTAATCAAGATGAGTCGTTTAATATGCGTTCTGCTATGGGACCTGCTTACATTGAAAAGGTAACAGTAGAAGGATATAATACAACTGACCTAGCTAATAAGTTTAAGGCATTTATTGCTACTGATCCAAATAAATTGCGTCAGTTTCAGATGGATGCAGGTTACAGTTTAGAGCAAGTAGGAAAAGATAATGCTTATCAAGGTTATGTAGAAGATATGCAAACTAAGGCAGCTACAGCAGGAGAAAATGCTAGAATGTTTAGGGAGGAAGCAGCTAGATTAGAAAGAGCATATAACACTACTGGATCAGCTACAGTTAAATCTCAGTTAGAGCAGGCTAAACAAAAAGCAACTTACTACGAACAATCTAGATTACTTGCTGAACAGAAAGCATCTACTACACTAGAGGATTTTGACTTAGGGGAGTACATGGAAATCTACCAAGATAAGTTTGCTACCAACATGGGTAACATGTACGCTAGTCAAAAGGTAAGTAGAGATCTTATCAGCAACGAGTACTGGAAGGAAGCTAGAGCAGATGCTAGACAGATGCAAAAGATTAACGCTGACAGAAAGACTGCAATTGATATTAATAACTTAAACCAAAAAATAGATTTTCAAGTTGATACTTCCGTAATTAAACCTTTGTTACAGAATGCTAAAGGAATTCAAGATGCTATTTCTTATATGGGCAAGATGGCGGAAGCATCAGGAGATGGAGGAACAGCAAATAACATGAAGAATGTAACTCAAGACATGGCTTTAGCTTTTACTAATACTGGACCTAAACAGTTGTTTTACTTAGAACAAGCTATATCGAGACTTCAAGATACAAAAATTCCTTTTAAATACAAACAAGCTTTAGTAGATTTATTTACAGAAGGAAGAAACGATATAGACTTTACAACTCTTAGGGCTAGAATGATGAAAGATTTAAATAGTATTCGTACTAAAATATCTACAGTAAAAGGAGATGACATTTATTTACCTGCGGGAACAGGAGGTAATCTTAGTCAAACTTTAGGAGGAATGAGTTCATTTAACTTCGTTACTAATGCAAAAGACTTAGAAGGTTTTTATGTAGGGGCTCCTGATATAAGTATATCTGCTAAAGATGATGCCACTGGAATTACAAAGACTACTAAGTATAGTTCTGACATAGATAAAAAGTAACTGTACATTTTATAATTACCTATATTTGTTTATACAATATTTAAATAACTATTAAATGCCACAAAATCCTATAATTGAATCCCTTAAAAAAGAAGGGTTATATCCTACTAGTCAACCAACTTCCTCGCCTATTAGAGAATTATTAGGTTCTTCTGCTCAAGCAGTAGCAAGAGCTAGGCAAGCTGCAGCTCCTTTTCAAGCACAGTTGACTATTGGTAAGGGGGTAGAAAGTATTTTGGAGGGAGATATAAAAGCTAACGCAGCAGACATAAACTCTTCCTATAGAAACATTACAGGAGACTCAGGTGCTTATGCTATACCTAACCTAGAACTTGACTTAGATACTAAAAATGAGTTGAAGGAATCTGCTAATGTATTTAATAGAATACTTAGAGAAGGTACAGTAGAGGAAAGTCAAAAAGCTTTAAAGGAACTAAGAGATAAGTTTAATCGCATATCAGACTCTAGTTTAAGTACTAAAGAAAAAGACGCACTTAGAAAATCCTATACCGAATTAGTAGATAGAGTTGGTCAAATTAATACTTACAAAGCTGCTAAGAAAGAAGCAGATTCGTTTTTCTCTGAAAACTCATTGGAGGAAAGAGAGAGGATGTTAGCTAACCCTAATCCTAACCAAAGACTTTCTCTAAGTATTAAATCTAAACAAACTAGAAACGCTGACATTCTTAATAACCTAGCTGATTTTGAATCTAATAAAGTAGGTTCAAGATTATATAATGAAGAAGATCTAGCAACTTTTAAATCTACTTATGTAAAGACTGATGATGATCTATACGCTGGTATGGAGATGCAATACAACTACGCAATGAAAAATGCGGTAGATGAAAAAGTAGCAAACTATCAGAAACAAATTTCAGACCTTGATGCACAAATCAAACAGTCTGTAAATCAAGAAGAGAAGAACGCCTTAGCTTTACAAAAAGCAAACGTAAGTAAAGAACTTAACTACTCTAAAAACTTAAGTAACAAACTAAAGCCATATACTATAGAGGATAACTACTTAAAACAGTTTTATCCAGAGCAGTATACTCGTAAGAAGGAAAGAGAGAAGCAGGAAGTATACAGAAATGAAATGTGGGCTCAAGGAGATCAAGGTTCTGTAGGAGAAACTCTCTATAGGTCAGGTCAGCAAATTAAATCTAATTTCCTTAAGCAGGTATCAGGACTAGCTTACCTTGCTGGTGCCAACGAGCTAGGTTATCGTATTAAGTCAGGTGCAGAGTATGCAGCTCCTCCAACATATTTTGTAGGTAAAGACTTAAACAAAAACAACAAGATTGATGACTCTGAGATTACTCGTGACATTCACGGTAACAGGGTAACTATGAGTCAGGTAAGTTGGACAGATAAAAATGGAAAGAAGACCTGGAACTTATGGTCTCCAGTAGAACAAACACTTCCTATCCTAACAGATGTACTTTTGACTGTTGCAATCTCTAAAGGATTAGGAGCTGCTGGAAGAGGTGCAGGATGGACATATGGAAAAATAGGAACAGCTGCTGGATTAAGTGAGGCAGGTACAGCTAGCTTTGTAAAGAACTGGGCACCAAGAATCTCAACTATGGGAATAACTTCTGCAACTACTTTTCCTAGATTCTACGCAGAAGAACGTTCTAATTTTAAAAATGGAGATGCTGCATTTAAAGTAGCATTGATGAGGGCAGGAGTAGAAGGTCTTACAGAATCTCTTGTACCTGACGTTAAGTTATTTGACGGTAAGATTGCTTATGGTGCATTGGATGGAGCTTTTGCTAAACTAGGTAAACTAGATCCTGCAAGTTTAAGTCGTTTAACTACTCAAAGAGACCTACTTTTAGGACTGTTACCTAAGGGAGCATTGAGTCCTACTAAGGCAGCTATGTTGATGGCCCCTGCTGCAATACGCAGAACTTTGTCAGGAGCATCTCAGGAGTCTATAGAAGAAATAGGTTCACTTGTAGGAAATTACTTTGTAGATAAGTATGCTTCTTCTCAGAACTTTGAGGTAGAAGAAACTAATCAAATTACTTGGGACTCTTTCTGGGACACAGTCGTAGAAGGGTTTATTCCTTCTTTGTTCATATCAGCTGGAAGTACCTATAAAGCTAAGGATTTATTAAGAAAAGAGAGACTTGATCAAGCAAGGTGGAATGTTGCAAACAACCCTGAAAAGTACAAACAGCTTATTGCTAACAAAGTACAATCAAATAAGTTAACTAAAGAAGAAGGATTAAAGCAAACAGCCGCAGTAGACAATTTATCTAGAAGACTGGATTCTATTCCTGAAATGAAGAATATTAAGAATCTAACAAACCTATTAGATGACAAAGAACTTCAGTTTAGCCATTTTAATAATAAGTTGTTTCAAGAGGACTTGTTGAATGTAGATACCACTCAATTGTCTCCAGAACAATTAAAAGAATACGAAGACTCTTTAGCTAAGACTAGCAAAGAGATTCTTACTACAAAGAAACTTGCTGACAAATATGCTGGCTTAGAGGAAACAGATAAAAAAGCAATTATCTCTAAGTTGTTTGATAGTCAAGCAAAAGCAGCAATAAGTCCTGAAACCAGACTTACATCTTTGTTGGGTATAGCAGAACAAACAAGACAATCTTTATTGAGTGTACCTGTAGGGGATGAGAGATACGAGTTTGTAAATGAGCAATATAAGAAGTTTCAATCTGCAGTTGATGCAAACATTGTAGAAAGAGTAAACACTTTTAGAAGTACCCTAGAGACTAATCCAGAACAACTTACCTCTTTAGAGTTAGCATTAGCAAGAGATACCTTTATGCCTGCTCTTGATAGAATTCAAGGTATTGATGCTAAGTTTGAATTGCAGAACGCTCCATTAGTTGCTGAACAAGTTCAAGGACCTAAGACCTACGATGAATCTGTTCCTCAGCTTATTAGGTCTATCCAAGAGGAGTTGGAGACAAGAATGCAATTAACAGGGGATGAGTTCCAAAGTGAAGTACCTAAGAACTTAAGAAATCCTGAAACTAAAAACATACAGGAGAGACAACTTGCAATTGCTGAGTTATCTGAGGATGAGTTGGCAACAGGAGAAATAGAAGAAGGTGCTCACGATCATTTAAACGATTTTCAGAGATTTGTTCTTGCTGCTGAATTAGAAGAACATAGAGCCCAAAAAGAACAGGACCCAAATACTACTACTGATCTGCAGAATGATGTAGATGCTATTCACAACAATCTTTACAATATCTCTACTAGGGGATTATCTCGTGAAAACTCTAGAGCAAAGATTATTGAGATGAATAAGATTGCTATGGAAGTAGCGCCTAACGTTCCTGTAGTCAACAACTTCTCTGCTACTCCTTCTGCACCCGCAGTGACTCCTAGTCCAGTAGTTAATATTCCAGGAAGAAGAGATGATGTAGATCAAGATGTCTACAATGCGTTTATCCAGGACTTAGAAGACTTAAACGAAGTACTAAGTAATAACGAGATGGATGACGAAGATAGGAAGATCTTTATCTCCCAAAGAAATACTGCTATCTATAACAACGTTTCTAATCTAGGAAGTGTTAATGAGGTAAGAAGCGCATTATTGGCTTTGTTCTCTAATCACGAAGCAGAAGTAGAGACTGTGTTTGATTCTATTAAAGCAGGTGTAGTAAATGTAAGTTCTTTAGATTTTATAAGTCCTGGAAGAAGGGATCTCCTAGAACAATTATTAACTCGCTTATCTAGCATCGAAGACTTATCGGAGAACCCTACTAATGTAGCTAATGAATCTGAAGTAACTAATACTCCTGATACTATAAGTAATGAGGTACTAGAAGAGTCAGGGATAGTAGATGAAGAAGATTCTGAGGTTGTGTTTAGTGATAACTTCGAGGTTAACCAAGACAAAGTAAATTCAGAGATCAAAGAAGTAAAGTTAAGAGCGATAGATGGCTTGTATCTTTCCATGCCTACTGTGGATTCTGTGACTGACAACTCTTATGATGACTCTACTATTAACTTAGGTTCAGATATTATTACCTCCTACTCAGAAGATACACGTTCTGGTAAGTCTAGAGATATGAAAATACGGATTCAGTCTATGATGGGAATCTATAAGTTTATATTGAGTGATCAAGACTATGCAACAGTCGAAGAGCTTAGGCAGAAAAAGTCACTAAACGAAGAAGAGAAGGCTAGATTAGTTGAAGTTTTTAACAGACAACAAATTCCTTTACATGATAAGAGTTTTGTAAAAGCTGTATTGGCTAACCCTAAGTTGTTGGGGTCAGGTGTAGGAAGTGTGTTTGTAGACTCTAAGGGAGACCTTATTAAATTCAACCCCCAAGGAAGACCTACTTCTAACACTAATGGAAATATATTCGTTGCTTTACTTCCTACTTCAACTGCGAGTCCTAAGCTAAAAGAAATTAGGGCTACTGTAGTAAAAGGAAAAATAGTTACCTCACGTATTGAAGGGATTGTACCTGGTTTTAGCAAGGTTAGACCATTGAGTCAGGCGGTAGGAGAGTCTATAGAAGTAATCACTACTCCTAATGAGATTGTGATTGAACGTCCAGGTGCACAAAAAAATTATGTACTTAAACCAGGTAGTGTACATTTATTAAAAGAAAATGTACGTAACCCTTATACAGGTGTTAATATTCCTACTAATGGTAATACTTTGCAAGTACTCGTTAATGCTTTTAACGAAGGTACTTTGCCTACTACCATAGATGAGTCTATTAGAACTAATGCTGCTGCCTTTTTAGAGTATTTAAGCCAGCAGATAAACTCTGTTTATATTAAGGGCATTAAGGAGGGAAAGCAAACCACAGGAATCAGATTCTTTAAGAAATCAAATCTTTACTTGTGTGCAACTGCTTCACAAAAACTCATAGTGAAGTATGTAGAAGTTGGAGAAGACGGTAAGAATTATTATAGAAACTCTCAAAATCAACAAGAGGATTTGCTTAAGATGGGTGAGACTTCTTATAAGTTAGTAAGAGACTCTTTGGTAAAACAAAATAAACCTTACCAAGCATTAGTTGTAAATAAAAATAATGAAATAACTACTAAAAACTTTGATACCTATACAGACTTTATTAAGAGTCCTGAGTTTGGTGCAACCTTCTTAAGAGAAGAGAGTAGAAGTCTTTCATTTAGTCCTGACTACGAAGTATCTGACAACCCTACAGTAGATGTAGTAAACGATAACATTAACGTTATTCCTGAACCTATTGCTGCCCATGCTCAATCTATAGATACTAAAGTTGGGGTAGAAAAAGAATTATTTTCAGAAACTGATAATAAAGGAAGAACTTATACTTATTATTCTACTTCAACAGAAAAAGATGGCAGAATAAAAACCACATTTACTTTTAACAGATCAGATAAAGATGCTTCTCAAAGAAGCAATGCTGTATCAGGTGTTCCTGTAGAAAAAGCATTAGGAAATAAATATACTATTGATGAAGAATCTCTACCTGAAGAATCAAAAGTAGTTGGAGTAGTAGAGATTCGATTAACTGAAAATGGTGCTGGTGCCACTGTAACTGTTGAATCAGAAGGGCAAAGATGGCAAACTGAAGTTAAATTAAATACTAATACTACTTATAATGCAGAACTAGCTGCTTTAGGACAACCTACTCAACCTACTGGACAGCAACCTAGAAAAGTAAGAACTAGACCTACTTTGCTTCCTGACGATATCAGTCCTATTGATCCAGAGTTTTTCAGAGAAAGATTGCTAGACAATCAAATTACTGAAAAACAAAATCAACAAGCAAAAGCCTGGGTAAGTAGTCATCCTATATTTAAGAACACTCCATTCATCTTTGATAATACCATTGATCATCCTGAAGCTTACGCTGTATGGTCTAAGGCAGGTATCTTCTTATTTAAGGGAGCTAACTATGCAGAGGCTTACCATGAAGCATGGCACGAATTCTCTCAGCTTTATTTAACTCCTGAGCAGAAAGTTGCTTTGTATGCAGAAGCAAGAAAAGTTTACGGAGACTTGTCTTTCGTAGAACTAGAGGAAAGACTAGCAGAAGACTTTAGAAGTTTTGCTTTAAGTGGTGGAGTTACTATGCCTGAGGCTCTAAAGAAAGCAAAGGAATCTAAATCTATCTTTAAACAAATCTGGGACTTTATCTCTAATCTATTCTCTAATAAGAAGACAATAGATCATTACTTCTCTCGTTTGCATAAAGGTAACTTGACTCAGTTCAAACGTAACGAGTCTAATCAGTACTTTACTAAACTATACTCTGGTAAGTACAGTTATCAAGATTCTGAAGGAGTAAGTCACACTATGTCGTTCAAGGACTCAAAGGCTCTGTTAGATGACTTAGATAGTATTTACGTAAGTATTGCAAACAATCAATTTAAAGACAAAGGTATAAACTTTGTAAACATTGTATCTAGTGGAAAGAATGCTAACATAGTTTATTCTTACATGGAGAAGTCTTTGTTCAATGACTATGAGGCACTTACAAAAGAATATGAGAAAACAAACAATCAATCTTTAATTCCTAAGATAAACCAACTTGTAGACTTACTAGATAACTTTCAATCTGCAGCACAGTTTCATAAACTTAACTCTAGCATCTTTGAGGACAATATCAAAAGGCAGATATTGGATGAGCGTATTGAAGAGTTTGAAAAAGTAAACTCTGAATTTGCATCATACGAGGCTAGCGTGAATGAAATGTCAAATAAGCAGTTAGCCTCACAAGTATTGGTTAATGCTCTTAGAACGCTTCCTAAGTATGAAAATGGACGTATGGTATTCCATCCTATATATGGAACAACAATACTGAGCGATTTTAATACTAACTGGAACATTCTTCAACGTAGGTTATCTGGAACAAATTCTTATGCAGACCTATATAGTCGTGTAGAAGAGATTGCAGAAGAGTATCCTCAATTCAATCAATTCCTCCAATATCTTCCAGCACCAGACAGTTCTATTGCTAGAACAAGCAGTATGAACTTTAAGAATGAATTCTTTAGTTTGTTTAGCATGCCTTACATTGAGGGTTATACTGCAAACATTAAAAGAGATGAGGAAGGTAACATATCTGAAGTACGAGTATTCCAAGCAAACTCTTTGGATTCTCTAAACATCCGTAAAAAGTACGACCTAGACTTCTCTCTTACTAGTACTCCCTATACAGCAAGGAACGAAGAGACAGGAACTTTCTACTTAAATACACAAAAGTACTTTGGTAATTTCCCTGGTGTGCCTCCTGCTCCTAAGGATCAAGAAGACTACAGAGACTACAACCAAGCGTTGTATAATATGTTGACTCCTCTAGGATTCAATCTTAGTCCTGCAGCAGTAGAGTTGTTCCTAAATGAAGATGCAACTATCCAGGAAAGCAGAGTTAGACTTATTTACGAAAAGCTATCTTCACTTTCTCAGGTAAAGAAGTACATAATGTCTCCTCTAGCAGATTTGTCTATTGAGCATGAGGTATCAACACCTAAGGGCAAAAAGAAAGTAGACGGAGAAAACAGAAACATTTCTGCAATCATTCAGTACGAGGTACAAGCAAATCCTGAGTATGTAGATGACATGCGTTATAATGCAGACCAAAAACAAATATGGTCTGTTAACCAACACACGTTTATGAGTAAGGTACTTGGTGTACTTAACGATTCACTCCTTTATCCTACTATAGATAGTGTGTATGAAGAGTTGCCTCACCTTAATCCTAAGAATAACCCAGGTGTACAAGGATCATTTGTATTAACTTACTTATTTAATAATGGCGGTAATCGTATCCTAGATAAAGTTGGAAATCAACTTGTTCCACGTAAAGTAGAGTTAGGAAACTTGTTAGGTATTAAGACTAGCTACGAAGGTGAGAAGACTATTGATGCAAATGAATCTAAGAAACACTATGTAGATATTATTGGATTGACTCGCTACGGTGTAGAAGAGATTAACCGTTTAAGTGGTAAGTCTACTACAAGAGCCTTAGTACTGGAAAGAAAGTTACGTGAGCATATTGGACTACAGGTAGGAAATAATGAAGCTGATGCTTTTTCTGTACATAACGGAGTTCCTACTGAATTGTTTAATAGTATCATACTTCCATTAATTAAGTCAGAGGTAGATGTTACCCTTAAAAACTCTTCTAAGTACAGGATTGCTGCTTATGATGAGGACTCTAGTCCTAAGTTGGCTTACTTCCATAAAATATTTAATGCTGGACAAAGAACAGCTTTACTTAATGCCTTTAAGTCTCCAGAACCTGGAAAGAGTTTAAAAGACATTTTTGAAGGAATGCCCGAATACAAAGACATCTTAACCAGATTTAACTTCTACATAAGGGCACAGGCAAATAAGTCTAAGGCAATCTTAGGGAATGACTACGCACTTACAACTCCAGAATTGATGAAGTATCACTTCTTTTCTGCTGTGTCTCGTATTGAACAACATAAGATATTCTTTAATCATCCTTACTATTACAAGAACCCTAAAGACATTGAAAAGCGTTTAAGTGCTTGGAATGCCTTTGGTAGTTATGCTACCTTAGATTTGCAGAATCTAGAATACTTGACTTCTAATAAGTCTGGTTTGACTATGTATTCTGGTAGGGATGCTTTCCAAGCCTATGCTAACAAAACAGGAATCAAAGTTAATCCTAATAGAGCTAATGCTGATCAGATCTCTTATTTAGTTTTAAAAGATCAATCAGTTAAGTCTTTTACTGCAGCTAAGAGCAAAGCATACGGTAACAGTAAGCAAGCATATGCTAATAACCAAAAAGCAGCTAAACAAGATGCTGCGGCTTTTTGTACTCTAGACTTCTTCCGTAAATTTTATGCTTTGACTAAGTCAGGTCTTACTCCTGAAATGATAGAGGAGTTTAAGAGACAGGATGCTATCTACAAGAAACACTTAGAGATCAAAACTGCTCCTGAGTACGAACAAGAGGTACTTAAGAAAGAATTGTTAGATTTATTAAATCAAGGACCTTTCTATAAGTTTACTATTAAAAAGTTACAGTACTCTGGACATAATAAAATAGAAAGTGGAGAGTCAGTACCTGTATTCCACAAGTACTCTATGAAGCCTATTCTACCTTCAGAGATGGTAAATGATACTGAACTAGAAGGAATTCTTCAAAAGTTGCATGCCTCTTCTGCAGACTATGCTGTATTCGAATCAGGTACTAAGATAGCAGAGACAGTAGAGTCAGTAAGTTTGTTTGACGCTAAGAATAAAGTAAAGCCTCAGGCTAGTCCTACTGGAGTTATTGATATGAAGTATTTGAAGGAACAGGTACTAGTAGAAAACAAAGAAGACTTTAACAATATCTTCAGTACCCAGTTGCGTAAACTTATTTACAAAGACTTGGTTAGTGAGAAAGAGGAAGAACTTTACGGAGAGTACAAAAATATTATTGAAAGTCTTACAAACTTTGATAAGATTAATTTCCTAGAGCAGTTAGAAGATAAGCAAAAACTTGTAGAGTTCTTGATTAGGGAGATTTCTAAGAAGAACGCTTCCGAGTCTACTAAAGATCTTCTTCAACTTAAAGCAGACGGAACTCTGATGCACACCCTAGATAGTATGATTGATCGTACTATTATGGAGAGTGCTATTGTGTCTAGTGTAAGAAACCAAGTAATACGTCAGAAAGTTCCTGGAGCACAGAGAGTACAGTATCCTGTTTCTTTGATTCGTCCAAGCAGAAAACTTGCTTATTATGATGTACAAGGAGGAAAGGTAACTAAGGCAGAAGTAATAGTATCTTTCTCTAAAGGTTACTATCCTTTGCTTAATCTTATTTCTCCTGTAGACGGAGAGCCTATTGGCGAATTGGATGCTAATGGAAAACCATTTAATCCGCATACTGCTTTAACTAGATTAAACGAAGCAATACAGAATCCTAAGTTTAGGATGGATAATGCTTCTCAATTGGCTATGATGGCTATCCGTATTCCAGGTTCAGGTTACAACACTATTGAAAGCTTTGAAGTAGTTGAGTTCCTACCTGAGGAAAGTGGAGAGATCATCTTGGTTCCAGATGAGATGGTTGTTAAGTCTGGTTCGGATTACGATATTGATAAATTGTTCTGTTATGATCCTCACCTAGAACAAGATGGTACTATGATTTCTACTCGTGAGTTCCAATCTCCTGAAGAAGCACTTGCAACTAAGAATGCTATTCTTGATAAGATCCACGAGAACAAAGAGACTATTAGAACTTTCGTTGCAGACAAGAATCTATTAGTCAATGAGTTACGTGATCTATTGACTGAGAAAGGATTTAATCCTGACACTAAGTTAAAAGAACTTTATCTAGAATTACAGTCTTTGAAAGGTGTAGAAGAGGAAGAGTTGGTTGAAGCAGGAGTTACAGCAGCAGACTTACTTAGACTACAAGAAAAATTCACTAGTGGAATTTCTGAGACTAAGTCTAAGGTTAGTGACGAAGTTAAATCTAGAATTAAAGCAATTCGTTCTGTTTTGTCTACAGCAAGTGACAGAGAACTTTCTCAAGAGATTGGGTATATCAATGACACTATTGCAGATATTATTGAGGAGAACACTAGTCTTACTAAACAGTTAAAGAGTATTAGAGGTCAGTACACAAATGCACTGTTGCTTAATATGGCTGAAAGAATGAGTCAGCCAGAAGTATTCCAAGCATTGATTACGCCTAACGAGATCGAAAGGATTGATGCAGCAGTAAAAGAATTTGGTAACGTATCTTCTGCTGCAACTGCAGATTTAACTAATATTATCAATCCTATCTATCAGCTGTATGTGTTCTCTTTGAATACTTATAAAAACTCTCTAGGTACTGACGCTAAGAATAACGTATTCCATTCTTTACTTCAGAAGACTAAATTCTACAGACAAGATAAAGCTGCTATCTATGAATACATACTAGACGCTAATCGTACAGAAGAAGGGTATATTGACTTCAGTAGAGTTTATAATGTAGATGGAGAACCTATTTCTTTGTTGACTGGTGAGATGATTAACGCACACGTGGACATTGAAAAGAATGATGGTATTGCACGTATTGGATTGAACAACGTTATTACTCCTGTAGTAAACTATGTTACTATGGCAGGAACTCGCTTCAATGATATTGTAAATATAATCAATAGGTCAGCAGGATTAGATGGAGAAGGTAAGAAAATAAGATCTTCTATCTTGAGGTATTCAAAGGGAGAATCTTTAGATTCTATTACAGAAGACATATTATCAAGAATTCCTGAAGGGCACATAGCTAGAGAATTGATTACAAAGTCTACAACTAAGTATGGTGTAATAAGTCGTTCAGCACTTAAGAGAAACGTTAACAATAAATTTAGAACTAATCTTACTCCTGAAACAGCTAAACAAAATTTGTTAGAGGTAGAAGATGCTTATCATGATTTGGCTAGACTAGGTTTGTTTTTGGAGTTGGAGGATCAAACTAGAGATCTTGCTACTATATCTCTTTCGGTTGACTACGACACATTCTCTCCACAAAACTTTGAGTCTTTTAGATCAAGTGTAATAGAGTTGGCTAAGTATGTAAAGCCAGGTACTAATGAGTATAAGATATTTAACCAGGAAGGACTTAATGACATTATCTACAATAGTGTAGTATCTCCTTATCAGATTCAACAAGATGTGTTAGACAAGTTTGTAGAAGTATTCCCAATATCTGCTAACTCTAAGATTACTAACAAAATCCTAGTAGAGTATGCTAGACTTAAGACTGCTAACCGCAAACTAGACTACGACAAACTGTCTCGTACGTTTAAGAATGACTTGTTGTATAGCCTGTTCATTAACAATGTACCAGAAGTAAGAGAATTCGAGACTTATCTAGATAAGAAAAATCCTGGTAACATAGGATCAATGTATCTTAACTTAAAGTCTAGATTGGCTTCAAGAGGTATTACAGCTGAGAACGATGTCTTTACTATGGTATCAATCAACTCAGAAGTAGACTCTGATTATGTACGTACAGGTATTACTCAGACAGATTTAAACTACTCAGTAGATATTCTTAAAGAAGAGTTTGAAAAAGGATTAAATTGGTCTCACCCTGCATTAGATCCTAACAATCCTTCAGATAGTGAGTTGATTGGTGATATGCAAGGATTCTTTAGAGCTTTTGCTTATGCAGGAATCATAGGTACTCAGTTGAATAAAAAGTTTGACTCTTACTTACCATTAATTCCTGAGTCTATCTATACTCTTCCTATGACAGATATAATTAATAATTTTGTTGAAGAGCTTGATGTGACTCCTGAGGAAGGTACTACTCCTTACATTACTCAGTTTATAGCTAGGTTTAATGAGAATCATCCTGAGTTTAGAAGACTTGATGTACCACCTGCACTAAACTACTATAAAGATTATGTTCTTTCTAGGCCTAATACAGTAGACATGTCAGTAGTAAAACAGTCTGAGCTGAGATTAGAGGAAACAGAACCTTCTACTGGTGTACTTGCTAATGCACAAGATTTTCTTTCTCCTGAAGTATCTAGTGTTTATCTTAAGACTTCAGCTGGAATAGTTGCTAAACACAAGTCTCCAGAGACCAGATCAAAGTCTTTACGAAGTCAGATTAGTATTAATCCTACTATCTATAATACAGGAGTGTTTGTTGAACCTGTTACAGAAGAAGAGGCCGTAGACTTGGTAATCCAAAAAAGTGATAACCCTTATGAAATTGCTCAACAAATAGTATTCTTTGACAAACACTTTAACTTTGAAAGTATTGTTGGGGGAACTAAAGTCGGAGTTATATATGACTTCTTCTTAGGGGGAAAGATTAATTCTGATAGTGTTAGACAGGCTTACGACAATAGACTCTTTAATGTATCTAATACTCCTGGAATAAAAGACTATGTAGGTCGTACAAACAAGAGTGGAGAGCCTTATGAGAATATTGACCAAGTTGCTTTATCTTTATCTGCTCAAAGTGGCCAAGAGATTGAAGTCCAGGATATCGTAGACTTTATCTCAGAGAATTCTAAAGGTCTTAACCAATTCAAGGTGAAGTTCTTAGAACCACTGAGAGACCTTCAGAAGGCAGGAAAAAGTTTAGTAGGAACAGAGATGACTCCAGCTGATGCTAGATTCCTTATAGACTCTTACAACAAGGCTACCCGAATTCAGGCTGCTCCCGAACTTAGTACCTTTGATGTTACTCAGTTTTCTGACCTAGAATCTGGAAAACTTTTACAAGAATCTTTCAGTAAGCTTCGTGAACTAAATAATAACTTAAGTAAAAATTGCTAATTAAACTATATTTGTATTAATCATGTTTTGTCCTAACCTATCAGATCCTACTATAAAAGCTCAGTTCGAGTCTCTTCAATCTATAGTCCCAGACTATGCTTACTATCTCTGGGATAAGTATCAAGGAGATGTTCCTGCTAAATACTACAATTTATCTAATGCAGTTATTAAAGAAGGAGTATCTGAGCTCTTTGAATCTAATTCTGAGTTAGCTAGTATAGGTACACCACAACAATACTCTCAATACTTAGATTCTATCTTTCCTGATAGTAAAGTAAAAGATATTGTTTATCATGGTACAAAAGGAGATAAATTTGATACAATAGATTTTACTAAAAATAATTTTGGAGGAAACGTATTTTATGTAAGTACTGATAAGTCTGAGGCTGAGAGTTATGCTAGGAAGACAGGTAATGTATTAGCCTTACTTATTAATGCAAAAAATGTTCAGTTTCAAAGAGATGCTTTTTTTGGAAATACTCCGCAAAATATTAATGAAATAAATCAAGAAATTCAGGACCTAGAGAACTTAAAATTTGGTTTACAATTTATAGACGAAGAAATAGAAGTTAAGTTTTTTAACTCTCAGAAAGAAGCAAAAGAGTTTGCTGAAAGAAACTCTGGTTGGGAGAATTTAGAAGAAAAAGTAAAACAAGATAAACTTAAACAGTTAAAAATTTTATTAAATAATTTAACTGTAGAAGGAGAGTTTGATACTGTATTAACTAATAACGACGCTGGAGGAAAAACTATTTACATTGTAAATAAATCAGAACAAATTCACATACTAGGAAACAAACAAGACATTGAGGGCTTTAAAAAGTTTGTATCTACTTCTGCTATGCCTACTACCATGTTCAGTAGGAAGGATGCTAAGTTTGTATCTGATAGGTTTATTCGCTTAGAAAGACAATACGACTTTGTTAGAGGCATTCAAACTAGTCCAGAATACTGGAACATGTCAATGGAAGAGAAGAAGCGTTACGTAGCTTCTAAACACTTCCAAGAAATACTTCCAGCTATTCAAGGTCTTGACTCTGTTCGAGTAGAAGGGAACAAGATCTATCTTTCTGAGACAAAGAGAGTTAAATCTCCTGGTGCACTTTATAACTACGCAGTTAGATTAAAAGAAAACATCAATGCAATGTTTCCTTTGGCATACTCTAATCCTCCTGCATACGTAAGAGAGTTGTCTGATGGACAGACTTTAATTGAATTTGACTTGAATGGTAGTTATACTATTCCTTTCCTACAAGCAGTTGAGACTCTAGAAGAAGAGTCTATGAGAACTGAAATGGAGTTGTTTGACATCCAAGAGAATCTAGGAAAAGAAAAAGCAGCTATCATGGAAAAACTCCAATCAGCAAATGAACTTTTGATTGATGGAGAAGTACTTCCTTTAAACGGATTAATGTTCCAAAAGAACTTTAGTTTAAAACAAGCACTTAAAGATCCTAAGATAAAAGCTTATGGACAGGTGTTAGATAAACTTGCTTCTAGATTCCCTGGAGTAACTTGGAAGTGGAACAACCAAATAGCAGAGGCTGCTAGAGTTAACCTATCTACAGGAGAGATTGAAGTTAATCCTGAACTTATTCAAGAAGATACCCCTTGGCATGAATTTGGACACTTTGTAGTTAGAGGTATTAGAGAATCTAACCCTGAGTTATTTGAACAACTTAAGGCTGAGGTAAAAAGATTACACGAAGAATCCCCCACATCTTCCGCTTACTCTTTTGTAGAAGACGCTTATCCTGATTATGTAGGAAGCGAATCTTTCTGGGAAGAGGTTATTGTAACTGAGTTAGGTAGACAAGCGGCTACTAAGGCTAATAGAAGTTTGTTTGATAAAGTCTTTGATTGGTTTAAGTCTTTGCTTAGATCATTTAAAGTAGGAGTTACTCCTATTAGTAATATGTCTAATCTAGTGGAGTCTCTTGTTGATCCCTCTAACTTGTTTGAGGTGATTCCTACAAACTCTGCAATCGAAGACTATATGTTCCAACGTATAGTCCCTCAAGATCAAGTAGATGCTTTGACTCAGTATGTAGTAACTACTCCTGGTGCACAGTTTGAATTCCAAACCTATGCAGAGAAGATTCAAACAATTGCTTCAGCTATTAGTGACTCTGAGTTTAAAAAGATCTTAGATACCAATAGATTTCTTGGCTTAGGAAACGAATCCCTACAAAGATCTCTAGACGCTATTAAACAGGTAAAGAACATAGTAACAAAGGAAGATGTAGCTGCATCTGTTCTAGAGTTGTCTGACTACCTTCAATACAATTCTATCTATCTACAGGGACTGATTCGTCACTTAGACAACATCTTGAATGATCCTAATATACCTTCAGGTAAGAAGCTAGGTGATCTTCACAGAACTTATAAGCAAGCTTTAGCTATTGAAAAGCATGTTAAGAAGATTGAGTCTTTGTTTGATACTAGTGTTCTTAAGAAAATGTATAGGGCAGAGGTTCAGAAAGACGCTTTCTTAAAGAATCTTTCTTGGATTAAAACTGCTATTAATACTATTAAAGAAGATCATGCAACTAACATACAGGCTCCTGTATTTAATGAATTAACAGATAGTTTATCTCAACAAGCAGTAGATATTGCAGCTCAGTTTGATTCTGATATTGCTAAACTTAAGTCTCGTACACAAACTCCTGCTATTGCGAAAAGGATTGCTGAGCTAGAAAAAGAAAAGGCAGAGAGTATTCCTACTCCTGAGAATATTAAAAAGTTCTTAGCTGATCCTAACTCTCCTTGGTATCTTGCTTGGGAGTCAGCAATGTCTACAAAGACTCCTAGCGTACAGATTATTGCTAACTATATTAGAGGTATTAATAACGAGTTTCAAGAGAACTTAAAGCCTATTGCAAGAGATTGGCAAGATCTTATGGATGACATTGCGGCATTAGAAGGAAGTTTCTTTGGTTCTGCTATGGATACTAAAAACTTCTACAAGCCTTTTATTCGAGAGACTGTACTGTATGAAGTAATAGATGGCAAACTTGTAAAAGACAAGAAAGTTATATCCCTTAATACAAAGATTAAGACAATCGAGCTTAGAAACAGGGCTACTGAACTTAATTATCTTGTAGAGTATGGTGAGACAGAGGAGATAAGAAATAAAGCAGAAGAGGATCTTAAAAAGTTTTACGAAGAGTATACAGAGCGTCCTTTTACAGATGAGTATTATGCTATTCAAAAGCTGTTACCAGATGACGTAAAAGAAAAAAGAAATAGAATCTATCAAGAAATTGGTGCTATCAGAGAAGAGTTTGGTACTGGAGAGATAGACGAACATACAATTGAGAGGCTTAAAGAGAAAGAAAAAGAAATCTACGAGCTAGAAAGAATCTACGATGAGGCTGGAGAACTGAAGACAGGTAAAGCATACGAAGACGCTATTGCTATCCAAAAGTGGAAAGAAACAAAGAGAAATGCTGAAGTCATGAACTTTGTTCTCACTGATGATAGTAGGGCTGTATTCGAGAAGATGCTTGCTAGCAAGAAAGCAGACTTAGCAAAAGGCTTAATCACACAAGATGCTTACAATAAGTGGGCTTCAGTACATACACGTACTACCTACACACAAGAGTTCTATGACACCAGACAAATTATCTTAGATGATATCCAACGTCTACTAAGTAGTAGGGGTTCTATGCAAGATCTCTACTCTGGTCTATTTAATCTTTTGTTAGGAACTAAGGATAGAAACGGTGTGTATGATCCTGTACAAGTTACTGATAAACAAGTAGTTAAGGCAAAAGAACTAGAGTTACAGATTGAGGAAATCAAGTCTTTGCTTAAGCAAGATAGCCCTCTAGACACGGACACTAAGAATAAACTAGGTGTTCTTATTGAAAAGTTACAAGATCTACAGAGTAACGTTAACTCTGAGTATTATGAGAGTGCTGTAAGAAACCAAAAAGATTCTATTCGTACTCAAGTAACTGCAGAGAATCCAGACTTAAATACACAGTCTATAGAAAAAATAGTAGAGGCTAGATATAAGAATTCTGTTTGGTATCAAAACAACCATATAAATAAGTTTAGATTTAATCCTGAGACTAGAGTAGTTCAGGAGGTAGTTGAGCCTTTATTTATGTGGAGAGTAACTAGACCTAACAATCCTAAGTACATAGAAAAGGATGCACCTTCAAGTCTTTGGTATAAATCCGTAATTAGACCTGAGTTTAAAAATCCTAACTACAAACCAAAAGAAATTACTTTTAAAGAAGTTACAGGAGGTGAGTACTACAATAGTAACTATGACAATCTTACTTCTACACAGAAACAACTGTTAGAACGTATGAGGGTCCTCCACTACCGTAGCCAAGAGAACCTTTACCAAAAAGACAAACTAGGAGATTTGATTCCTGGAATGCGTAAGACAAAGGGTGAGTTTGTAGACTTAATAAAACTTAAAGCTAATATAGTTAAGCAATTCTTCAAGAATATCTTAAGTTACTTTAAGGGAGACAGAGACTCTTTCTCAGACGAAGACGATATCTACGGAGACGCTTATCAAACAGACGCTTTCGGAGATCCTGTAACAAGAGAATCTCGTAGACTGTTTAATCGTTATGCACGTACACTTCCTATTGAGGAACAGTCTTACGATATTATGACTGCTATGGCTTCTTACGCTACCTCTTCTGAGAGATTTAAAGTAATGCGTAAGTACCAGTCAACAGTTCTTACTATGGAAGAAGTAATGTCGGCAGGTAAAGAAGAGTCAGGTGCTTCTAAAGTAATTGCAGATTTGATTGACAGAGAACTTTATGGCAAAGTATTAGAAGATAAAAACAACTCTGTTGCTTTAAGAGTAGGTAATAGCTTATTCTCAGGAGTAAGTAATGTTGCAGGATTCAAGACATTAGGATTTAACTTAGTGAGTCTTCCACAAAACTGGATCAGTGGTCATCTTAAAATCCTTTCTCAATTAGGATTTTATCACATTACTGCTAAAGACTTAGTAAGGGCTCATGGGGATACCTCAGGTATTAGCAAAGAGTTTTACTTAACCTATAATCAGTTTGGAGCTAAAAGTTATCGTGTATCTCTAGTAGATTATTTTACTGGTACTCAGGCATTGGCTAACCAAGCAAGTGAAATTAATAATAAAGGTCTTGCTAAATACGGTAAAGCTTGGAAAGCTGTTTCTACCCTTAGGGACTTTACTGAATTTGATATTGCTGCAGTAACTACTTATGCTTTCTTAAATAAGTATAGAGTTCCTGTAAAAGGTAGTACAGAAACAATTAGATTGAAAGACGCTTTCGAACTCAGGGATGGAGTTATCCAGCCTAAGCCTAATGTAGATGTAAGCTTCGAGTTTGTACAGAGAGTAAGAAAAGAGATCCAGTTAGCTAATGAAAGAGCACAAGGTATCTATTCGCTAGAGGCACAGCCTACTATGGCTAAACATGCTTGGTTTAGATCTATTATGTTCTTGAAGAAATGGGTTATTCCAGATCTTAAGTCTACTTGGGGTTCTGAGACTATTCACTATGGAGCAGGTATTAAAACTATTGGTTCTCATAGGGCTGCTTTAAACTTCTTAATGGACACAGTTTACTTTGACAAAGGTAGAATGTATAATACCTGGAAGTATAGTTCTGACACACAAAAAGCAGGCTTAAAACAGTTTGCCGTTCAGTTAGCTACCTACACAGTATTAGCAAACTTAATTGTACAGATGTCATTAGCTTTAAATTGTGAAGAGGATGCTGAATCAGATTGGAAAGACTATGTGTGTTTAGGTGCAAAGAGAACAGCTAACGAAGCAGAAGGAGTATTTACTCTATGGGGCTTAAACGAAATGATGTTTACTTATGTAGCTGAGCAAGCAAACGGTGTATCTATCTTTGAAAAAATAGGTTGGGCTGCTATGGGACCCTTTAGTGTTTGGAGAAAGTTTGTTACAGACGGTGATCTCTATTCTACAGATCCTTACTATAAGTATCGCCCTAACTCTAACAAGGTAGATTGGGATAGAACACATCCTATGCAAGCAGGTGAGATGGGGTTAGCTGTATTGGGTATGGAGTTCTTAGGACTAAAAGGAACTTTTATTGGACCCAAATCAGTAGAGTTCCAAAACAGAGCATTCAATGACTACGCTCCTAAGACTTATACTAAAGAACTAAGAACTAGATATAAGAAAGATCACGAAGGATTAGAGGTCATGCCTACTAGAACTCGCTTAGCTCAAGAAAGAAAGGTGTTTAAAAAACAACTTAAGGAGATCCAAGAAGAGACTGCTAAGTATATTTCTAGAGGGGAAAGAGTACCTGAAAGCTTAAACAACAAACTTAAAACTTTGAGAGAGAACTATAAGAAAAGAATAGAAGGAATCAAGGCAGGTAACATAGATGAATCAAGTCCTATTGCTTATCCGTTTATGAACTTACTCGGTGACAGAAGAGGATTAGATGTTACTCCTGAGCCTCAAGAAGAATAACTTGACTTATTTTTTTAATAGTTTACTTTTGTACTACGGGCCTAAAAAGCCGAGTACTTAAGTACTGTAACGATAATTAAACTAAATTAAACTAAATATAATTATGGAAAATAATGATTTGCTTAAAGAGCAGGCCAAACGTCTAAGACAGATTGCTTCTAACACAGAAGAACCCCAAGACGTATCTAGAAGTATCGCCCTTACAGGGTCTCTTACTGCTCTTCCTTCCGAGTGTTGCAAGTTTGTAACTTTAATGAACACTACGGGAACTACTGTAAGCTTTACAGTAAACAATTCCATGTCTGGAACTTCAGGAGCTACAGTTGTTTTACCAAACAACTCAGGAGTAAGTATAGATACCCCTAATACAGTAAACGTAAAAGTACTAGGTACTGGAACTCTGTATTACATTGTATCTCAATAAGTTAGCCTTTATTAGGCTTAACTTTATTTAAACTTAACTTACTATTATGGCTCGTATAGGAAAATTTTTCTTTTTTGATGGCTCAGAAAACTTAGCCACTGTCTTCTATTATCATGTAAGATCTAATGGAGGAGTAGTAGAATCTATAGGCTGCGTAGATAATACGTCTAGCTTTTTAGAACAATCTTCTTTTCTCTTATCTCCAAGTGGATACAAAGAAGACACAGTATACACACAGAAACCTATAGGAGCAACAGGTAACTTAACTTTTACCAGAGGATCAGATTCTTGGAGAACTAACGTACAAGGTCTTGTAGAAAGGACTCCATACAATTTGTTGCAGAGAAGTGAAGAGTTTGACAATGGGATTTGGACAAAAACGGGCTGCACAATATCTACTAATGTAACATCTGCACCTAATGGAACAACGACTGCGGACAAATTAGTTTCTACAAATTTGGCAACGGGTTCTTCTGTATATCAACAAGGTACAATCATAGCAAACGCATCATACACTTTTTCTATTTATGTAAAAGCAAGTGGGGCGAATTGGATTCAATTGATTGCAACGGGTACAACTATATCTTCACCCGCTCGGTTGTGGGTTGACCTTTCTAATGGTGCATTAGGCACTAATAATGGAGGGTTTTCCATAGCAAGTGTAACTAATGTGGGGGATGGTTGGTATAGAGTGATTGGGGCGTTTACGACGGCATCAACTGCAACATTCTCAAATTTGTTTTGTGCATTAGCAACGGGAGATAATATCAATGCATTTAGTGGCGATGGAACTTCGGGAGTATTCATTTGGGGTGCCCAATTAGTAGAGGGCGCTTATCCTTTAGAGTACTTCCCTACTACAGATAGACTTGATGTACCTAGAATAGATTACTCTTATGGTACTTGTCCTGCTTTACTGTTAGAACCGCAGAGGACGAATTTGTGTTTGTATTCAAGTGCGGTAGGCGGTACGGGATGGACGATAATTTCTGCGGGCACTGGGGTATCCCCGACAGTAACTACAAATTATGCGGTTTCACCCGATGGAACAATGAGCGCTTCAAGGCTTCAATTATCATTGAATGGTGGGACAACGACATTAGACCAATCATTAGTAACTCAAACTCTTACGGGGACATCTTGCCGTGGTTCTTTTTACATTAAAACAAATGATGGCTCTACAAAAACAATTTATGTTCGTGGAAGTTCTGCGTATAGTATTGTAATTGACGGAACTTGGAAACGATATGATTTTGATGCGGCAACTCTATCTACAACGCAATTTGGTATCGGTCTTCGTGGAGGTCAAACGCCAACGAATAGTAACACCGCAGATATTTTAGTTTGGGGCGCACAACTTGAAGCAGGCGCTTATCCTAGTTCTTATATCAGAACAGAAGCAACCACAGTAACTCGCTTAGCTGATTCTTTCTCTCGTAATAACATATATACTAATAACCTTATAACTTCTGCAGGAGGAACTTGGTACGTAGAGTTGAGGGGAAATTTGAGTTTAACGCAAGCTACAAGTGAGCAAGGAATTTCGTTGGGGGATAATTCTGTTCAATTTTTAGGCAATCAACTTCAAATACGCTCATTAGGTGGTAATGCAAGGCTTACTGTAGGTATAAGAATATCTGGTTCATATTTTTCATTATATGCTACAACAAGCGACACGGTGAAACTTGCATTCAAATGGAACGGAAGCACCGCAGATGTGTTTGTTAATGGTACAAAGGTTGTTACGGCAACTTCATTTACGGCAACTGCTTTAGAGTTTTTGACAGCAACTGCCACAGGCGTTCCAAAATACATCCAAGGAATGGCTTTATATCCTGTCCCATTAGATGATGTAGACTGTGAGTTGCTTACTAATCCTACCTCTAGTGGATACAGTTCTTTTGCTTCAATGGCTTCTAGCTTAGGATACATATTAATCTAAACAAACTATTAAACTTAAATTTAAATTAGATGGCTACCCCAACACTTATATTAGGAGCAAATAACTGGGCAATAGAAGAAGATAACATTCTAGGATATGCCTTAGGACCTTCTTCTAAACAATACTTACCTAGAGAGATCTCATTTACTAGGGGATCAGATGCTACATATACTGACTCTACAGGAGTAATTAGGCAAGCATGCTGGAACTTGTTGCAGTATAGTGAAGATCTTACAAATGGAGTTTGGGGTAAGCAAAATACAACAATAACTGCCAACAGTACAAATGCACCAGACAGTGCACTAACTGCTGACCAGATGTTCGATGATACATCATTAAACTGGCATCGCATTATATATACTACTTCAGTAATTAGCGGAAATGCATATACATACTCTATATATCTAAAAGCAAATACGGAGACGGCTGTTCAATTAAACAGCTACAATATATATGCTTCAAATTCATTTAACTACGCTAATTTTGACTTACAAAACGGAGTTGTTGGGACATATGCAAATTGTACACCATCAATAACAAATATAGGTAATGGATGGTATAGATGTTCTATAACACAAACAAGCGTTGTTAGTGGAACCTCTTATCTATATATAACAACTACAAATAATAATCCTTTATCATCAGATAGGCCGACTTACGCAGGTGCTGGCAATTCTTTTTATATTTGGGGCGCTCAGTTAGTTCAAGGATCAGATGCTCTTGGGTATCTCAGAACAACCGACAGATTGAACATGCCTAGAGTTGACAGTTCCACTGGAACAAAAGCGTTCTTGCTTGAGCCTCAGAGAACGAATTTGTGCCTACAATCGGAAAGTTTTGACAATGCGAGTTGGACAAAGGATAGTAGTGCAACGGTGACGGCAAACACAACAACTGCCCCCGATGGCAATACAACTGCCGACACCATCAATCTTGCGGCCGTAGCAAATTCACGAATAAATCAAGTAATAAATATTAACAATTCAACTACTTACACAGTAAGTGGATATTTTAAAAATATAGCATTAGCATCGGGGGAAAATATATCATTAATCTATGGTAATACAAATTCCTGGGGTCCTCCGAATAATTTTACTGCAACTGCCTCTATTGATTTATTCAATGGAACTGCAACTTATTCACTTACGGGGACATCGGGAACGGGGTTTTCGGGTAGTGCAAGTGGTTCAATTCAAAATGTTGGCAATGGTTGGTATAGAGTTTCATTGACATTTACAACGGGAACTGCCGCTGCCACAGGTGGAGTATTTAGATTAATTAGTTCAACTGTCGCAAGTGCGAGGTTGTTTTATGCTTGGGGAATGCAGATGGAATTAGGAGCCTACCCTACCACCTATGTTCCAACTACATCAACAACTGTTACAAGGATTGGTGACACATTTAGTAAATCAAACATCTATACTAATCGGTACATTGGGCAAAATGGTGGTACTTGGTTAGTTGAGTTGAGAAATAATATCAGTTATGTGAGAGATAATACGATTGGTATTTTTATAGGTGACACAACAGGCTCAAATTCAGGAAACCAATTTATTATACGAGCGACATCGAGCGGAAGATTGGCAATTTTCAAATGTATCTCATCTGTACCAACACAAATTTTTGGAACATCAACTGACACGATTAAATTTGCCATTAAATGGAACGGAACAAGTGCTGATTTATTTGTAAACGGAACAAAAGAAGTAAGTGCAACATCATTCACAACTACCGCAATGGAAAACTTAATTGGGGGTTGTGGATCACCAATGTTAATCCAACAAATAAAACTATATTCAGAGCCATTAAGTGACGCTGAATGCATTGAAATAACTACTTTATAAACTTAAATCTAAATTTAATTAAATTTAATTACAAAATATAAACTTTAAACTTTAAATAATAAAACAAGCTATGTCATACGCTAAAATATTTCCCTTAGGTTCTCTTGGTTCAGTAGTAAATACAGGAGTACTTCAAATTCAAGGAGGGGTCTACCTAGATAGTACCCTTAGAATTCTTACTGATCAATTAAACACCCCATCAGTATTAAGACTCTCTACTACATCAGTAACAAACTATGGAGGAGGAGCTATTCCTACCAACACAGCTTTTGGTGATCAAGCGTTATTGAGCAACACCTCTGGATCTAATAACCTATCTTTAGGTTATAGGGCTTTGAGGGCGAATACTTCAGGGACACAGAACGTAGCTGTGGGGGTGGATGCGTTGTTGAGTAATACGACTGCGAGTAATAACGTAGCGGTAGGTTATCAAGCTGCAAATAGCAACACCTCAGGCTTAGGTATAACGGCTGTTGGTAGTTCAGCGTTGACGTCAAATACTACAGGTAATAACAATGTAGCAGTTGGTCTATCTGCATTGGCAGCGAACACAACAGGAGGGAATAATACAGCAGTAGGGGAACGTGCAATGGGTAATTTAATTACAGGTGGTAATAATACTGGTATTGGTTCTAATGCTTTAAGAAACAATATAGGAGGTTTTTTTAATGTCGCATTAGGTGATTCTGCTTTACGAAATAACACCGCAAGTAACAATACCGCTGTAGGTTTTGAAGCCGCTTTAACCAACACAAGCGGAGTAGGTATTACTGCTATAGGTTATCAGGCGTTGAGGGCAAGTACTGGTAATAATAATACTGCGTTAGGTTTTCAAAGTTTATTAACAAATACTACAGGTGCTAGTAACGTTGCTATTGGTGCATTGGCTTTACAATTAACAAGTACTGCTAGTAGCAACGTTGCTATTGGTGTATCTGCTTTATTTAATAATACCGCTTCCAACAATACCGCCGTTGGAACAAGTGCAGCCCAAGCCAACACCTCTGGCACAGGCATAACAGCAATAGGGTATCAGGCGTTGACTGCGAGTACGGGTAGTAATAATACGGCGTTAGGGTTTCAGGCGGGTGTAGCTGTAACTACTGGAGCAAGTAATACTTTTATTGGTAACTTATCGGGTAATACAACTACAGGAGGTTTATCAAACGTATTAGTTGGTTCTTCTTCAAGAATGGCAGGGATAGTTAACAGTTCAGGAGTTGGTATTGGTAGTGATATTGTTGCAGGAGATTCAAGTGCAACAATTGGTTCTGCTTCTCAATCTACAACAAGTTGTGTAGTTATAGGTAGACAAGCTGTATCGGCTTTTTCAGCGTCTGTTGTTATTGGTCGTGAGGCAACAGCAACAGCCGCTAACCAATTTGTAGTAGGATCAGCAGCGTATAACGCAGGAGCAGTAACAGCAGAAACAAACACTACTATTTCTTCTTGGGCTGTTAAGATTAACGGAACAGATAGAAAACTTCTCTTATTGGATACTGCTCAGAACGTAATTGATGTTAAGCAAAGTGTTGCTGCCTCTACTTCTACTACTACAGTAAACTGGGCTAATGGAAACCTAGCGGATATTACGCTTACTTCTAGTACTACTTTAACTTTAAGCGCTCCAGTAATAGGAACCTACATAGTAAAGTTAACCCAAGGAGGAGCAGGAAGCTTCACAGTAACTTGGCCTGCTACAGTAAAATGGTCAGGAGGTATTGCCCCTGTATTGACTACTACTGCAGGTAAGATAGATATGATTACTTTGTTATGGGATGGAACCTCTTACTATGGTTCTTATGCTCTTAACTTTTAATTTTTAACTTTTAACTTAAAATAAAACACAATGTTCAACGGTCCAGTATTTCTTAACGAAACTATACAAGCTAATGCGAGAGCAGTAAATGCAGGAGGCATATCAGAAAGTTTAGATGAGGCAAACGCTTTATATTCTCGCTTATCAGGAGCTTCATTTAAGTTAGTACCTTCTTCTTTTGGAAGAGGAGTTCTTTACTCAGGAGCTCCGGGAGTAAACGGGGATTTGACTTGGACTCGTGGAGGTGATGCGTTTAGAACAAATGCAAGTGGGTTGATTCAGCGAGTGCCGTGGAATTTGTTGCAACAAAGTGAAACTTTTGAGAATGCGGTATGGACAAAATCAGCCACAACATTAACTGCAAATACAACCGTAGCACCAAACGGCACTACAACTGCGGACACATTAATTGAAAATACTGCCAATTCAACGCATCAAATTTTTCAAAGCATTACAAATGTCAATGGGGCAACTCCTTATACTGTGATGATTTATGTGAAGCAAAACGCCAGTCGTAATGTAGCAATTCGCATTCAAGATGGGGCGTTCACTTACGGGCAAGTAATAGTCACTTACAACTTAAATACTGGTGCATTAATTAGTCAAAATGCAACGGGTAACGGAGTTGTTGTTAGCACATCCGCAACATTGACAAACGGATACTATTTGATTGCGGTATCATTTAGCATAAATTTAAGCACATCATTTAGATATGATGTTTTGATGGTCAACGGAACTTCCAATAGTTATACGGGAGATGGAACAAGTAGCATTGTCATTTGGGGCGCACAACTTGTAGAAGGCACAACCGCCCAAACATACCTACCAACAACCGACCGATTAAACTTTCCCCGTCTATCCTATATGTACGGCAGTTGTCCGAGTGCGTTGCTTGAACCGCAGAGGACGAATTTGGTTTTACGAAGTGAGGAATTTGATAATTCATATTGGGCAAAAGCAGCAATAAGCGTAACGGGTAACAATACTACCGCCCCAGATGGCGCAAATACGGCTGATTTAATTATCGAGAATTCTTCAAGTGCAGCACATGCAATTACAAGAGGTTCACTTGCGCTTGGTAGTGCAACATATACTTGCACTATCTATGCGAAAGCCAAAGAAAGAAGTAGAATTTTGTTATATGCGGGTGGTGCAACAGCAGGAGGTTATGGATTTGATTTAATTAATGGAATGGCAAATGCAGTTACTGGCATTACTGCCCCATCATCGTTTAGTATACAAAGTGTAGGCAATGGGTGGTATAGATGTTCGATTACAATCACGAGTACAACATTCACTTTTTTTGAAGCATATTTGTTGTCTTCATTTTCGGGATTTAGTTATCAAGGAGACGGAGTAAGTGGTCTTTATCTTTGGGGCGCACAACTTGAAGCGGGCGCATACCCCACCACCTACATACCAACTACATCAGCCACCGCCACCCGTGTTGCAGATTCTTTCAGCCGAAATAACATCTACACCAATGGTTTGATTAGTGCGAGTGGGGGAACTTGGTTTGTTGAGTTGCGGGGGAATGTTAGTTTGCCACGCTCTACCTCAAATGGAGGTATAGCAATAAATACTTCAAGCGATTATATTTTGGGCAATGGTTTTGTTATTCGCAGTGTATCAACGGGCGGAAGTCAACTAACAATTCAAAAGGTAATCGCAGACACACCATCAACACTTTATACCATAACTGCAACTACTGCAAAAATCGCCATCAAATGGAATGGAACAAGTTGCGATGTATTTGTAAATGGCACAAAGGAAGTATCTGCGTCATCTTTTGCAATAACCGCAATGGAAAATATTAATGGTAATGGGGCAAATGTTACTATGTTCATCCAACAAATGGCACTTTTCCCAACAGCCCTTTCCGATACTGATTGTGCGGCTATTACGAGTTTATAAATGGCAGTAGTATACGCACATATGAAAAAAGATAGTAGAGAAATCTACTACATTGGCATCGGAAACAATGTTAAAAGAGCGTATCATACTGGTTCTAGAAGTGAATTATGGAAAAGACACTATAGAAAATATGGTTTAATTGTGGACATACTTTGTAGCGATATAGATATTTCGACAGCCAAGGAAGTAGAAAAATTTCTTATTGCACAATACGGAAAAAAACAATTATGTAATAGAACTGATGGTGGTGAAGGATTCTTTGGGGGTAAACATACGGAAGAAACAAAACAAAAGATTAGTGAAATGAAAAGAGGTAGGAAACCAAATAAGGAAACACTAATTAAAATGTCAATAGCATCTAAAGGACACAAAAGAAGGCCAGCGGGTTCGTGGACACAAAGCGAAGATGCAAAGCGTAAAATAGGAGATGCTTTTAAAGGAAAGAAGAGAAGTGAATACTTTTGTCAAAGAGCAAAGGAAGGAAAAATTGGATACAAGCCAGCAAAATCCACATTGGATGCATCAGCTAAAGTAAGAAAAGAGAAAGCCTGCCTAATACAGGAAATAACTACAGGGTTTATAGGTAAGCCTTGGGAAGTTTGTGATAAATTCAACATAAACAGAAGCGAGCTATACAAAAAATGTAAAACTAATAAGCCGTATATATCTGGAAGAAACAAGGGGTTATGCTTTAAGAAAATAAACCAAACTAGATTAACTTTAACAAAATTAAACTAACTTAAAATAAATTTAAATATATTTGAATATGGAGTACTTAAAATATGAATTCGCAGACCAAGCAGCTTGGTCAGAAAAGAAAACAACTATCTGGGCAGAAGAGTCTGGATACAACAACTGTCACGTAGTAGAGTTAGGAGATATTGTTTTAACTCCTGCTACTTACGATGAGGAAGGTAACGTATTGACTCCTGCTGTTACTGCAGGTAAGTTTGGTGTAGACATCGTATGGAACGAGAGTGAAGATTCTGCTTTTACTAGTTTCCAAGTATGGCCTGCTCCGTGTGGTGTACATACCTTTGCAGGTTTAGAGTCTTTGTATGAAGCAGCTTACTATGCAAAATTTCCTGATCGTAAGCCAGTAATTGAAACTATTGAAACTGTTGATGCTCCAGTTGAACCTAATCCAACTGCAGAATAACATTAAAGATTAATTTAAGTCAGGCAATTGGGTCACAATTAATGTCTTAGAACCATTGACTAATTTTTTTATAAAACTATCTTTGTACAAATAAGACTGGGCTTGGTTGCCTGACTATATTAACTAATCTAAAATGAAAACTTCCTTCTTCCTATATTCTACTACTACTGTGTTGGCATTTTTGGGGACTTACTTTTTTAACTTAGGGGCTGACAACGTAGAACAGTATTTAGCCTTGGTTGCTGTCGTTTTTATTGATGGATTCTTTGGAGTATGGGCAGGTACTAAAAAGGAAGGTTTCCAAACTAGGAAAGCTCTTAAGGTTCTTAAGACACTTTTCTCTTGGGTATTAATACTTACGGGTGTTTTAATGATTGAGAAGGGTTTTGATGGCACATTCTGGCTAAGCGAAACTTTCTGTGCTCCTTTTATTGTGTTTCAAATAATAAGTGCCCTTAAGAACGCTCACACAGTGGGGGTAATAAACAATAGTGTATTGTCAGAGATTCTAGAAAGAATAGATCAGCATAAGTTTGACCACAATAAATGAAAGATTTCTCTGTTAAACTTAACTTCATCCTTGTACTTGTAATCGCTTACTTACTGTATAAGTATGAGTACGTACAAGAACAAGATACCAATCAAGTAATTGCTTTTATAGATTCTATAGATAAAGCAAACGACACTTACTTTGAGAAGATAGACTCTTTAGAACATATTAAACACGAAGAGTTTTACAACTACGAAAAAATCACCCTTAAATATGACACAATTCAGATTGCTATTGATACTATGCCTGACATTGATGGCACAAAATACCTACTCACAGTTTCTAGACAGCTTACCGCTAAAGGAATTGAATGATGAGTTCCTTAAAGGAATTCAAGCACGTGAGAGAGTAGTAAGTCTTAAAAAAATAATTAAGACAGACAGCATCCAATTAATTTACTATAAGGATTCATTGATTCCTAACTACCAAAAAGCATTAGATACAGCTAAAATAGAGATAGTTCGCCTAGATACTAAGGTAAGATCTCAAGCAGAAACTATAAAAACATTGAAGAATGTTTTGAAAGGTGGATTAATTGCTATAGCTTTGTTAACCATAGGGTTAATATTCTAATATATTTTAACCACCAAACCTATGATGCCAATCTCTAAACAGATTATCCGTCACTACATGGATAATCCAAACACAACCGAGACAGCTGTTGAAGTTGCTATCCGATTTAACTTTCATCCTGAACTTAGTAACGAGTTAAGAGGTAAGAGAGTTCGTGATTTAAAAAGAACAGCAGTAGCCAAACTAGTACGAGAAGACGCTTACCCAGATATTTCTCAATCTTCTTCCGATACTATAGGAACTTATAACGAGAATCTAGAAAAAGGTACCCTAGAAGTATCTAAGATAGTTTCTGAACAACCTAGATCTCCTGAAGAAATAATAAAAATCCACAAAGTAGACACTACTAAGTGGAAACTAGTTCAATACTGGAGTAAGGAAAAGAGTTCAGGCTGGTTAGTATCAGCTTTGTTTGCTCACGTCAAACCTGAAGATACTTTTAATGACGACATAGAAAGCATTCTAAGAGAAGTTTTCCTAGAATCTGGTATCGACATATACCCAACACCTAAAAAGTCTCCTGTAAGCGTTAAAAGAGGCTTATTTGTGTATATGAGTGACAAACACGTAGGTGCGCTTACACATCCTACTGCTCTTTACGGAAACGAGTATAACGAAAATGTCTTCGAAGAGAGAATGAACAAGACATTAGAGGAGATAGAAAGACAAGTTAAAACCTACGGAAGACTAGAAGACTTATTTATTTGTGACTTAGGTGATTCTTTAGATGGTTGGAACGGCTATACTACTAGAGGAGGCCATCAGTTACCTCAAAACATGGACAATAAGGAAGCTTTTATGACTTACCTTTATGCTCATAAGAGGTTTTTTGATACTTTAGTAGAAAGGAATTTAGCTAATAACATTCATGCAGTAATGCAGACAAATGATAACCACGCTGGCGATTATGGATACGTAACCAATCAAGCGCTTAATCTTTATCTTAACACAGCTTATCCATTCATTAAAGTAACAATAATGGAGAAGTTCTTAGAACATTTTGACTATGGTAAACATACATTTATTTTTACTCACGGAAAAGACGCTGAGGATCTTAAACATGGTCTTCCCCTTTTCTTAAACGAGAAAGCAGAAAATTTCCTTAACAAGTACATAGACCACCACAAGTTAGGAGAGAATAAAAATATCTCAGTGGTAAAAGGAGACCTACATACTGAGAGTATGCAACAAGCCTATAAGTTTAGATACAGAAATGTTTTGTCAATGTATGGCTCTTCTAAGTGGATTATGAACAACTTTGGTCCAGGATATCCAGGAGTTTCTTTTGATTTAGTAGAAAAAGATACGGATTTAATTTATTCGTTTTATATTCGCTTTAAGTAAGATTAAATAAGAAAAGCAATGATTACGTTAGCAGATATAGATAAATTAAAGAATAAGTTTTACTTAGACTCAGAGAAAGAGGGATATGCAACAAGAGCAAATACAATAGTCCTCACAGAAGCCCAGTACGATGCTTTGCTTAGAGAGATGGGAATAGACGAGTTAGACGACATATCTATAGAAAGCATAGAAGGACTACAAGTAGTCTTTGCAGAAGGATTAGAAGAACCTCGCTTACTTAGACTTTAATTAAAGTACGTTTACAATAATACCATTCTGTATATCAAAAGTCACAGGAGGTAGAGGGGTAGGTTGTTGAATAGTAACCATACCTGTATATCCTGCTACACTATTTAAAACTCCTGAATTAGAAACTACTGGTCCATCTGTAGTCAATGAGGCTACAGTCAAATTGCTTTGGATACGAGCAGTTCCTGTTACATCAAGTTTATATCCTGCATTAGTAGTACCCCCTATAGTCATATTACCTGCTGGAATAGAGGTAAATGTAGTAGAGGAGTTTCCTATTACTGTTGTGTTTGATCCGAGACCCAAAGCGGTGTCCCCAATAATAATTGAGTTTGAATCATTAATTGTGGACAGTCTAGTGTTTCTACCTATTGCTATGTTTTGAAATGCCGTAGTGACTTGAGTTGACCCGTTTGTTAGATAACTACCAGCACCTTGACCAATGAATATGTTTTGATAACCGCTATTTAAAAATCTACCTGCCTGTGCTCCTACAATTGTATTTCCATAACCTATAGTAAGATTATATCCTGCTAAGTCTCCAAATAAAGAATTATCACTTCCAGTTGTTACATTTCCACCTGCAACTCCTACAATAACATTAGATGTACCTGTTGTTATATTTTGTCCAGCATTTGCTCCTATTAATACAGTTCTTACTGCTGTTGCGTTAGATGTAATAATTGCATTACCAGCACTTCTTCCTAAAGCAGTAAGGTTTTGGTCAATAATCATCCCTTGAGTTCCACTTACGGTAAAGTAACGTGCAGTAGTATTGACTTTATAATACTGTAAACCAACTCCTGTCAATGACGCATCAGCAATTGAGTCTGTGTAAGTAGTTGTTACGTTATTGCTTATAGTAGCAAGAAACCAGTGATTGTCTGCAGTTCCTCCCAATTTAGTTCTATACAGTTTTCTAGCAGTTACACGAGGATCACTAGAGACAGGAATGCCTGTTAAGTTTACAGTTGTGTTTCCTGTAGTTGTTACTACTGTTAAATTAGGTCCTGCACTTGTTTTTCCCAAAGCAGTTACATAAACT